CGAGGTATCGGCGAATCGCGTTTTCGGACACGTCAGCGTTAGGGGCGATGTGAATGTTGATCGTTGTTCCCCCGAGCTGGCCTGCTTGCATAGCGGCTGTCTGAGACTGTGTGAGGACGTGTTCTCCTGGAGTCAACATAGCTGGGACGGAGTCCGTAAAACCGAACCCAGGAACCGGTCCGCCACCTGCAAAGTGGAGGGGTTGAATCGTTCCGCCGTTGTGCCAGGAGCTCACCCACCGAACGGCTTCTGACACACCACCCGTTGCGACTGCCGTTGCCACCCGAGAGGCCGAAGAGGTTCCACCACCAGCGGCTGTTCCAACGCCTGCCCAAATCTCGCGACCAATGCGAGAGAAAAAGGACCACGCCTTGACAATGGCAGCAGAAAGACCGTCCCAGATTGCGGAGCCTACATTTCCCATCCAGCCGATCAGGCTTTTCCACGCGCCCACGAAGGTGTTCCAAAAGCCATCCCAAATCGCGACACCGGTCTTGCCAAACCAGGATGTGAGGCTAGACCAACCTGCGCTCATGGTGTTCCAAAAGCTATTCCAGATGCTATTTCCACAGCCTTGAAACTTGGTAAGGGTAGTTGTCCAAGCACCTGTGAGCGTGTTCCAAAAGCCGTTCCAAATATCCGATCCCCAACTCTTGACCTTGGCGACGACTGTATCGTTGAATTCTCCAACTTTATTCCAGAAGCCGTTCCACAATGCGAGGCCCGCGTCACCTGCCCACTTCGTGATTTTCGAGGTCATGTTCCAAAAGCCATTCCACAATTCCAGACCTGCATCGGCTGCCCACTTTGTGATCGCGGAAGTCTTTTCCCAGAAACCGTTCCACAGCTTGGCTCCCTGCTCATACAGCCATGTGCCGAGCTGCTGAGCCTTTTCCCAGAAACCGTTCCACAGCTTGACGCCAACGTCCGAAAAGAAGTTTCCGATGGAGTCTGCGAATCCAGAAAAGTCTGGTGACATTTTGTTTGCAAGGTCATCGAACATTCCACTGTCATTACTGCTAGAACTACCACTTGTCTGCGCGGTACTGGTCGAAGTTGTTCCTTCTCCGTCCAGCGAAAAATTGGCTCCTCCTCGCGACGGCTCTCGTGTTGGTGTGGTCGTTGTCGTTGTTCCATTGGTAGAACTACCGGACGGTTTAGCAAGCCATCTGTTCGTGACTTGGTCCTGCAAGGACTGTCCGGTTTCCCAGATGGAGTTTGCGGTTCCGTACGCTGCGGTACTAATAGCCTTTGTCGTATCTTTTTGACTGCGACCTTTGAAGAATCCTACAATCTGCTGAAAGGGTCCGACAATGGCAACGGTGACGAGTCCTCCGATAAGACCCACGATGCCAAAGACAATCTTGATGACGAGGTTTGTGATCATGACCGTCAGGTTCGCGAACAAGTCACCCAAGGCGATGGCCAACATGGAAATGAAGTCGCCAATCCAATAGACGAATCTTTCCAGAACTCCTGAGGTCGCTCCTGTTGTGGAAAGGGCAAGCGCGTCTTTGGCATAATCTGATCCAACCTTGAATGCGTTTTCGACGGCCTTTGGAAACGGTGTGATAATGTTGTCTCCAACCCACTGCCAACCGTCTCTGATACTTTGTCTGAGGCCGTCGCCAAGTCCAGGAATGACGCCATTGAGTGCATCGACAATGATTTGGCCGAGGTCGTTGAGCATGTCCATCAACGTTCGACCCTGCGCTTCCGTGACCTCAGTGACCTTCGTTTTCCACTCGTTGTATGTGGTTTGGTTGGCCTCATATTCGCGCACCCTGAATTCATTCTGGCCGGCAGACGTGTCGTAGACTTCCTTGTAGGACGTGGTGACGCTCTTCTGGCTCTTGACGGTTTCGGTTGATTGGACGTCCGAGCCTTTGCCGCCAAAGAGCTTTTCAAACTCACGACCAATCTGTCTGAATGCTCCCTTGACGAGGTTGACAATGTACTTTGGGTCGATGGTCTTGATCGTCAATTCTCGTGCGGCTGAGACGAGAGCACCGATCATACCGAGGATGATTTTCGGGATGAGCACAGGGAATCCCTGCGTCAAAAACTCGAAGCTCTGGCCGATGGAACGAACCATGGCTGTGATCAAAGTGGGAAGGTTTTCTGCAAGTCGATCAAAGAATCCACCCCAGATGTCATCGAAGAGTTTGTTGAAAAACTCCTTGAAGTCTTTCGGGTCCATGTCAAGCATCTTCACTAGGGACGCGATAATCTGACCGATGACGCCAAACTTGCTGCCAATGAAATCTACGAGGCCACCGAAGCCTCCCTTGACGGCGTTTATGCCTTCGAGCATGGGCTGGTAGATCGTGATGTCTCGGAGCTTACCTTGAATAATCCTAGCCGCGTGCTCAGCCTCAGCGATGATCGATGTCTCGTCAAGACTGATTTCCAATCCGCGTTTGGCTAGCACCTCGAACCATTGCACCAAGGCTTTGGCGGACTGCAATTCCGCCTTGAGCTGAACGACCAAAAGGTCTGTTCCCTGCACTTCATTGTGGCGAAGAAAACTCATCTCCTTATTGATAGCGTCTTCGAGTTCTTTGGCATCCGCCGCACCTTTCTTTTGTGCGTACTCTTGCTGTGCTATCTTTCGGAAGTTCTCAAACTCCTTTTGCTTGGACATCAATTGTCCGACCTTGCGAAGCTGGTCTTCGACGAGAGAAATCTCTTTCAGTCGGCGCTGGTAGGACATATCCGCGAGTTCAGAATCGGTCTTGCCGAACTCTTCGTTGGCTCTGGCAATGCCAAGCATGGTCTTTTCGAGGTCATTGAATGCGTTCACGGCATCGTCGATAGACTTCTTCAGTAGCTTCGCGGCTTCGTTGGCCTTGTAGGTCTGGTCTTCCGTTTCCTTTTCCGCTTCCTTGGCGTCACCCCAGAGGCCCTTGAAGGCATCAAACAGGTCGCCAATCATTCCGAGTTCCCAACCTTTGGCTAGGTTCTCTTTGCTTTTGTTCACACCCACGACAAGTGCCGCTGTATCAGCATCAATCTGATCGACTTTGTCTTGCCATTTTCCAGCAAGGCCACCGAACATCATTGTGATGCCAGCGAACTGTTGGTAGATAAATTTCAGCGCCTGGAGAGCAACAACCTTCATGCTGCTCCAAGTGATGTTCCAGATAGCCTCGACCTTGTTCATGTTGAGAGTGATAAGGTCAACCATCCTGGAAAAGATGGACGAGGTTCCTGCGAAAAGTAGGCCCATAAATTTCCCGAAGGCGTCGCCGAGTTTCGAGAAATCTATTCTGTCCATGACACCGCTAAGGGTCTCAAAAAAGCTCTTGCTCGTTTCCATCTGCTTCTTGAGGTCAACGAAATCGACGATGGCCTTGCCGACCTTTTCGATGAAGTCATCAAACGAGTTGTTCATCTTGGCGTGGCTATTCTCAAGACTGTCAACGTTCTTCGCGTAGTCTTTCCACTTCGTGTTGACCAAGTCAATGGCGGCACCTTGCGCGAGTTGAATGGGTGTCAACCTCAAAACCTCAGACGCGTTCTTTGCGATAGCTCTGGTCTGACCAATCATACTTCCTTGCAAAGCCTCAAAGGCAGGCCGCAGTTCTGTATTCTGCACGGTCGCAAGATTGGTCGCAGCGACGACCATTGCCTTTGTCGTTTCGTCGGTATATCCAGCGGCCTTTCCGAGAGCTATCAAAGAGATCACGGCGTCGTCGTCGTACTTCGTGGTCTTCATAATCTGAGAAGCGAACTTCTCAAAACTCTTCAAAGCTGAATCGGTGTAGGTGCCTGCATTCTTCATTGCCTGCACCATTTTGTTGGTGCCTGCCTCAGCATCCATATAGGCACCGACGGACATTTTGATGGTGCCAATGACGGCATCATATCCCTGCTTCACGATCCCGATTGCGTTCGTGAGGGCGCTCATGGCAACGGCGGCACCTGTCATTCCCCCGACAGATCCCTTGATTTCGGCTGTGGCTTTCTGGGCACTCTTGCCGATGCCGTCAAACATTTTCGAGGCTTCGTCTTTGCCTTTGACTTCAATTTGCATAGCAAGAGTGACTGTCATTATTTCTTGTCTCCCACGAGCAGGCGGGAAAGGAAGTGGTAGTCCCTAGACTTTTCAAAACCTTCCCAACGCCGGATGAAAAGATAGAGTCGATTGACCTCTTCAAAAGTTAGGTTATCATATTCCACCTTGCCTGCCTTCCACTGGACGTAAAGACCCTGACAGAGAACCGTCGTTCCGGGAGAGTCCCGGATGACTTTGGCCGGACAGAATCCGTAACCGTCCTGCTCGTCGCGCATTTTGATGGGGAACGAACTCCCGTCACGTTTGCCAAAGTCCCATCGGTCCTCCTCGCACCTGCGGAGCCTCTTGGTATCGGCGTGGCACTTGGCACAGGAGAGCGCCTTTTTGTCCACTTCCTCAGGTGTGATGAACTGCCACTCAATCCACGCGCGGACTTTTTGAATCCTCGGAGACCGAGCCTCCCTCGATGCTGGTCGAAAAGATAGCCACGATTGCCAAGGCTAATTCCATGTAGACACCTGCATCGATCAAGGCTTGAATGTAGGCATCATTGAGATGTCCACGTTTATCACGATTAACTGGTGATGGCGAGCCGTCCCAAATGCCGTCGAAGCTGCCAACGTAGAGTTCTTCCCAGACGACTCGGTTTGAGTCCACTTGGCTTTTGCCTTCAGCAAGTCCAGACATACCAATGAGAAGGTTCTGCATCTTGCCGTGGGATGTTGCGTTTCGGGGGTCGTTGAAAACGAACACGGTTGGCAAATGACCCTCTTTGAAAGCGAGGAATGACGGGTCTCTGTCGTTGCTATATTTGGTCTTTGCTTCCGGCACGGACAGGCCCGCACCGGTAGCCATTTTCTCCCAGTCAATAGCCTCGTCCCGAACAGAAATAAGTCTCACTTCATTGCGTGACACACGAGCCTTCAAACTGATAGCCATACTGTCTCCTTTCAATCCTCTTCATTCACATGGTATCCGTCCATGCAAATCACTTCCTCAAGACACGTTTCATTTTCGAGCATGTAGATTATTGCTTGACTCATGCAGTCAACTTGGTCGTCGTCCTCAGCTCCGGGAAAGCGCGTGACCTCGTCAAGCCACGTCGTCACCCACACATGATAATTCTCGTCCGGGATGTGGACGTTCCCGGCCCGGGTCGTCGGCTGGGCCGCTTCCGCACGCTGCACCTTGTCGCCTTTGGGGGCTCTCAGGAGGATCCCTGAAACCTTGTCCTGCAGGATGCTTTGCATAGCCGGCCCGTTCGCTTTGTCCTCCACGAGATGGGTGTGGCATTGGGGATACCTGGACAGCAGGCTTTCGAAAGCGTCGAGCGTCTGCGAGAAATCCCAACGTCCACGCGCTTGGTCGACGAGGTACTTTCTGGCACCGACCCGAAGCCAGATTTGACCGCAGACAAAAGAGGACGACTTCTTCTGGCTTGCTCCGAAGCGAAGGTCCCACGAACTGATCCATTCCTGGCTCTCGTCGTCCCGGAACTTCGGGAGGCTGTCGAAGCGTTGGAACCATGCCGCCTGGAAAATGTTGCCGCCCTTGCGAGTGGGCCGCTGCATGTAGTTTGCACGCCAGACGCGGGTGACCATGTTGCTCTCGGTCTTCCTGAGGAGGGTGACCGGGAACCGGTTGGGCAGCAGGGCTTCCCCTTTCTTGCGCCACCGTTCGTCGTTCTCGGCGATGGCCTGGTATTCAATGTGAGCCCACTTGTCGCCACCGTCGAGCTTCTCGGCTCGCAGGAGCTGGCCCGTCAGGTCAAACTCATGCCACCGCTGCATGATGACAATGACTCCACCTCCGGGGGAAAGCCGGGTGTAGGCCGACGATCCATACCACTCATAGATCCGCTCCCTGTGGTTCGAGGAATCCGCCTCCTGGAGATTCTTCATTGGGTCATCGATGAGCAAAATGTGAGCGCCCTTGCCGACGATGGACCCAAGCACGGAAGTCGCTTGGTACGAGGACTTGTTGCCAAGAGTCCACTTTTCCGCTGCGAACTTCCCCCCCCTCGATTGGTTGCCCCACAGCCCCTCGATGTGAGGGTGGAACACGAGTTCCCGAGCCTTCCTTGAAAAGTCAATCGCCAAAGATTGGGCGTAGGAGCATGCAATAATTTCCAGGCCGGGGTGATTCAACATGGCCCACAAGGGGAAACGAACGGTGCAAATTTCGCTTTTTCCGTGGCGTGGGGGAACGTTCACGATGAGGCGGGGTGATTCCCCCCTGACGGTAGCGGACAGAAATTTGGTGAGCACTTCACACAGGTGATCGTAAAACCAGCCCCACATAATCTTTGGGAACGTCTCACGAACGAACAACGGAAAGTCGAACACCTGATCGTCCCAGGAGGCCAGAGCCTCAAGTTCGGCGTGTTCGCGCTCCGTCAAGCTCATTCGGTCTTTTCCTCAACCGACAGGTCGATGGCCTGCCCGGGCTTCGTTCGGCCTTCCCGCTTGGCAAGAAGCTCGTCCAGGCGCGCGCGCTTCTCTTCCGTCGTGGCGCCACCGAAGTTGAATCCGATGGGAGTCAGGCCGCCTTGGTGAACGTGTCCCTGCTGTGGAGGATTCCAACCCAGGTACTTGTTCGCAAAGACGATCCAGGTCGAGTAGTTTCCTCGTCCTGTCAGTGCTTGGTTGAGTCCAATCTTCTCTGTGAGATGGGCGCGCGCAAGCTCACCGAACTCTCGGGCATCAGCGAACTCCTTATGCACAGCAAGCCATTCGAAGACGGTCTCCCGATGGACACCAATGATTGCCCCGAAGGATTCAATCGTGTGGCCTGCGGCGAGGTGTTCCCACAGCGCTTGACAATGGTCGATTGGTCTATACTTTGTCGGTCTTCCGCCTGGACGGCCTAGAGTTTTCGGTCTTCTCGGTTGTCGCCATTTCTTTCCCATTTCTGACGTTCTGCTTTGTCGAGGCATTAGTAGGTCCCCTAGATCGAATATACTGCGAAACCGCCTCTTCGACTTGCTCGTGGGTCAGAAAAACGACGCTATCGCTCTTTGCTATACAGACAGAAGTCTTTCCGAAATCTCGTTCAGCTTCGCGGATTGAGTCATAGAGAACGTTCCCGCACTTGTCGAAAATGTACTTCTTCATCGATGTCTCCTTCTCTTGATGGTACGATTGACAGCCGCCGTTCGTCAAGCGACACTCCATCATAGCCGTTTCGAGTCCGAAGGAGATTCAATGGAGCAAGCGAAGAAGTGTTTGATCGTGACAACGTTCATTGGTTTCGGCGACCTTTTGTACCACACCCCTATCATTCGAATGCTCAAGAGAAAGGGATACATAGTTGACATGTGGGTCAAGAACGCGGAGCCGTTCCTAAACAATCCCTACATAGACAACATGTATAAGTGCAATACTGACCATATTCCGATCGCTACGATGTTCTATCCATGGGGTCATTTCATGGTTGGGAACTCTCTTGCCGGTGTGTCTCATCCTCAATCGCACACGGTTGACTACATTTCTGCAAACCTATTCCGCGCCATGCTCGTGAACAAGGACAAGTCCCTCGACCTGTTCTGGACAGAAGCTCAATCTTTTCACGCTAGGGCGCGGTTGAATGCCATCCGTCATCGCAGGGACGGGAAAACCCGACGTGCTGTTCTCGCAATGTCTCCGGTCATCGGGTGGCCGAGCCGGACCATGCCAGTCGAGTGGTACGCGTCCATTGCTGCGCGGGTGCGTGAGGCTGGGTTTGCTGTCGTTCTCGTGGGTCGAGACATCAGTCCAAGAGATATCGGAGCGGATACAGACGTCCTTGAGGTGAATGAAAAGAAAGGTCTCCACCCTGCATCCCTCATTCCACACGACTTATGCTTATACAACATGACTTCACTGCATCAATTGGCCGCACTCTACGATGAATGTGAGGTCGTTCTGACGACGGAGACGGGACACTTGCCCATCGCAGGATGTTCCAATAGGTGTCACATTGTCTATGCTGCATCATTGATCAATCCAGAGTTTAGGATGCCACACAGGAATGGCAGTCAGGACTATCGCTCAACTATTGTACCTGCGAAAGATGACTACTATCCCACGCAGAACAAGCTTCTTGAGGAGCGAATAAGCCTCCGAGACGCACCCACCCGAACTGAGTCCGCAAAGGTTGTGGCGCAGGCTTGCATCAACGCACTAATCAAAATGGAGGCTGAGAGACCGTGGAAACAAACTGCGAAATTACGATAGGCGAAGGCGACAAGAAAAAGGTGTACGACGACGACACCTGTAATTGGTATCAAAAGGTTCTTCTCTTGATGGTGCGAAAAGAACGTGAGCATCTTGCCAACATGGAAGCGGCCAAGAAAAGGCCAGAGGAATTGATCAAGCAACTAGGCATCGTTGAATGGTTTGTCAGACAGATTCCCGTCTACGATTCTGTCGTCTTCGTGAACCACATGTTCGGTCCAGAGATACCCGAGGCAGGCATGATCAAACACGACTCAGAATAAAAGTCATGATGTTTTTTTCCCCGAGTACGTCGTCCCTTCGCCAGAAGCTCTCACCGAAAATAGGGCCTTCGTCGACCTTATAGCCAGCACGTTTCATGAACTCCTGGAACTGATACGCCGTGAACGTCCACAGGTGTTCCAAAGGTCGGTGGTGTTTCCACAGCACGATGTCGATGCTGGAATGGTGCATGAGAAATCCGTCCAGGCAAGGCAAGCTGACGCAAATCTGATTGGGTTTGTACTTGTCGAGAAACCCGATGGGGTCTCTCATGTGTTCGAGGCTGTCCCAGAAGGTCATCAACAAGTGGAACTTCGAGAAGTGATTCTCCCACACATATTCAAACTGCTCGTTGGTGTATGCCTCAATGGAAGCCGCTGTACATTCCGCGACGGCCAACGGATTGATGTCGATGCCGACCACACGAGCGCAGGGAAGTTTGTTTTTCATTGCCTTGATAAAGGTTCCCGCCGCGCACCCAACGTCAATAATCACAGGCGCTGAATCGACAAGGCTCATCCGTGCTTTCTCCGCACGCCAACGGTTGAGTGCCCAGGTGCTTTCGATAGACTCCAGGCGCTTGAACTTTGCGAGGTAGTCTGCTCCATAGATTGCATCTTCTGTCATTGGGTATTCCTTCTGTGACAATGATTGAGTGGACCATTGAGAAACCGGATTCCATGTACTGGACGACCACTCGGGTGCGCCATTCGTCAAGATGCTCGAATGACTGAATGTTGCAGAGTCCCATACTGGCAAACGACTTCGTGATGAGCGCTTCCTTTTCTTGTCTATCCACGAGAACCCTCTCCGTGAAAAAGCCTCCACAGGAAGCGGAGGCAGCAATGTTCGTTAACCCATTGGACTAAAGGAATGATGGACAAAAAAGAAGCACCTGTCAAGTGACAGATGCCAGATTGGTTCATGCAAAACAGGATCGCTTACCGGTAGGATAACTCGAAAGCGTCGTTTTCACCAATCGCACTCTGGAGACAAGGACCCTCGTAGGACACCATCACGGAACCGCTGTCTGGCAATTCCACGGCGGGGCTCTTCGGAATGAACTTGGGAATGTCGAGCTGGAGCCGTCGTCCCGAACCGTCGCCAAGAATGATTCTCATGGCATAAGTGGTTTGGCTCTTGGCTGCGATGACCTTAGACCATTCCGATGCACTCAGAAGCATGTCGACTTTCAGGTTGATTTCTGCCTTGTCCGCAACGATATATCCACGGTTCGAGTCAGCCCCGTACCAGTTGTCCTGGTCCTCGACTTTGGGGTCGAACGTGAACTCGACGTTTCGGATTTGCTCGATGGTGGAGCTTCCACCGTCGAAAGAAATGGTTCCCTCAAGACCAACCACAGGCGTGTTCTGTCCAGCGAAGCCAAAGACGTGAGGCATCCAGCCGACAATGAAATCACCGCTGGCCGTTGCCAAGACCTGGCTGAAAGTCATGCTGGAAGAAGCCGCAGCAGAGACCGTGAGGTCGCCGGCAGAACCTGCCAACACGGTTCGTCCATCGCTACTGACGTGCATAACTCTGGACAGGATGTCGAAACGCAGGCCTTCGCCTGTCTCCATCGTTTGGATGCTGGCACTTGCAGCCGCGTTGACCCGAGCGATGCCTGCTTCCTTCGCGTCCCGTCCCTTGAACTGGAAGGTGTATTTCGCAGGTGAGTCGCCGGGGAGCGTCAACTTGTTGTTCTTGACGTAGGCTCCGGTCACAACTCGACTGAAAATGTTGTTGCCTTGAACGGCGGTGAAGTATTTCGTTGGTCCATTTTTGGCGTTGAATTTGATCACGCCGACCTCAGTCGTGTCCTTCACGCCCATGATCTGTTCCAGCAGGAGCTGGATGGGAGTGTCCACCACGGCGGATGCTGCGGTCTCTGAGAAGCACACATAGGTTTCAAGATCGCCTTCGACCTTCTTCTTGCTGAGAATAATGTCGGCGGCCTGACGACCGACCTTGTGAGCCGAGGGCTCAAACGGTTGTTCGTACTTGGCACCAAACTTTGTCTGCCAAAGGAAGTCGGCTGAATAGGTTCCAGCAACAGCCACTGGAGAGCTGCCACTGTCGAGCTTCAGGTCGCCTGCGAAGTCGAGGGAAGCCGCGGCCTGGATAGCAACGGACGAAAAGGTTCCGGGCTTCTGGCTTCTGAGGATGTAGGCCAGGGAAGCGCCAGCACCCGAGAACGTCGCCCAGACGCGGCCGTCCTGTCCTGCGGCTGCAAGGGCCGTGTTGAGAGCCAGCTCGGCCGCAGCGGCGATGAGCGTGGGTGTCGATGCCGTCGTGAGCACAGCCGTTCCCGTGACGGCAGCCTCACCGTCGATCGCGGCTTTGATGAGGACGTTGGCAGAACCGGCAAGGTCCGACGATGCCGCAGCCGCTCCGGTGATCATGCCCTGGGTGCCGATGCCGGGAGCCACGAAGGTTCCGGCCACGGACTCTTCCTTGAGGAAAACGAAGTTCTCAATGCCAATCGAGAAACCTTGTTTGTTGCTCGAATACTGGCTGGAGAAGTTGAAACTGGATCTCCACTTTGCCATGGTCAAAACCTCCGAAAAGATACGTTAGAGAACTAGATTCCGCGCTGGTCCTTACCAGCAAATATAGTTGATGGTCGTGGTCGGCGTGCCGACTGGAGTCACTGCATAGGTCACAATGATCGCATCGGATGTGGGAACTGCCTTGAGGACAGTGCCAACGCCTTGCTCAACGTTCTGAGTCATGCACTTGTTGGAACCGGTCAGCCCTGCCACCGTGTAACTTGTGGTTGCGCCACCAGCAGCGGAACTAGCCTGGCCTGCGAACTTGTAGGGGAACACCCACACACCGTTTTCGATCCCAGCTTCTGTATAGCCAGTGACGGTATTGGGAGTGGTATTCATCGTGACTTTGCCAATCATGCGGACGGGAGAACTCGTCGCAGTCGTTCCACCGCAGAGCATATAACCATAATTTGGAGCCACCACAGCACCTTTGGTCGTGCGGTTGGGCTCGTCTCCGATGCACAGATTCACGCCCGTGGCGGCATTGTAGATTGCATAAACGAACAGAGGTGCGCCGTCATACTGGGTCCATCCACTTGCGCCATCAAGGTCGGCTGGAAGTGAAAGAGACTTCGCAGATTTCACCCAATACGGAATTCCAGCAATCTCAATCCATGCGCCGTCTCGGGTTGAACTGAGAGCACCACCCTTGCGGTCGGTGAAACTGATTGCCGATGGCGTGCCCGTTGCGATAGCAACAGACAACTGGTACTGAACCTTTGCCGCTCTGTTGATCACTTCCACCGAAGCTGGATTTGTGATCGAGGTTTGCGCCACAGCGAACCCGACAAACCCAAGCAAAACGCACCCTAAAACGTAAAGCCTACCAAACCTTCCCATATCAAAATCCTCCATCAGAATTCTCTGAAAGTTCTCTTACTGTGTAACTCGATCATGAGAGCATAGATTCGATTTCCGTTGACCAACGCAATGTCAGCCTCGCAGGAAATCAGCCTGGGCCACGCAATGGTTCCGCCGTTGGCGTCCGAGAGATGGACACCCGCGTGTCCCGACATAGCGTAGCCATCTGAGTAGATGTTCCTGACGACCGCACTCTTAAACTCCTCCATATTCGAGTCCGTGTTGCCTTGCGGCATCACCAAACGAAGGATGACAGCAGCGTTGACGCCAACGTAGCCCGAGGATTCAGGCTCGTAGTTTTCCGTCACCTGGATTATGTCGATGAGTGGCAATCGATCTGCACCTATCGAAAACTCGATTTCTCCTTTGTTCAGCAGAACTTCTTTCACTGTGATCGGATAGCCGTTCGCCACCGTGATTTTTTGAAGCCTTGCTTGGAGAGCTGCGAGGACTCGCTGTCCGGGTGTGGCCATCAGATAAGTCCTCCGAAAAGTTTCTGTGCCTGTGCCTCAGTGTCCGGTGCATTCGCGATCGTCTCCATGGCGGGTGCCAAGTAGGGCCGCGCAGGCATACGAACGCTGGGCTTGAGAAGGTACGCAAAGACGCCCGTGAGCTTGTCGACCAGGAACAGATTACCCCTGACACGAACGAACCCTAGGGTGCTGAACTCACGCGCCCTGCGTCCCTGAAATAGTGGATCCAGTGGAATCGTGAGGAAGCGCTTCTTTGCGCGAATGACGCCGCCAAACTCGTGGATGGCAGCGTACGGAACAGTCGGACTCCCAATAGTCACACCAGGCCATCGCCCGACGATGCCGAGCTGGATTGAACCAGCGAGACCGCCACGCACTCCAGCGACAGAACCTCCGCGAGAGTTGACCCGTTGAGTTTTGTTGAAAGTCCGCTGTGCATTCCGGATCGCCTCACGGCGAACACCCGTTGCAACGTAGAGAGTGAACTTGGCAAACTGACGGTCAAGACCTTTGTTCATGGTCTTCATGGATGCTATAAATTCCTGCACCGTCATGATGGTTGCCACGTCACGTCATCCTTTGAAACATGGTCACTCGGGGGGCTTCCATGCGTCGATATTTTTCTACGATACCAAGCGCCTCACCACACAATCCGTGTGTCTCGATGTTGGAATCTTTTGTTTGTCCCTCACCCATTTTCGAAATTGACTTGAGGCCCAGCATGGCACTCCCCGCTGTGCTTCCGCTGTTCCTGGTCAGATACTGATACTGAATGAGAGCCGCGTATCGAAGGTCGTAGGGAAGGCTTGGATAGCCTGCCGTGTAGACGAGTTCGCACGTTGCACGACCGCGAGGCGTAGTCAGACCATCGTGAAGGTCAACGGAAGTTCCGTCCGCCGAGATTCCAGCCTCAGCCTTTTGATCGGTTGAGTTTATGAAATCACCGTCGGAGCTGAACTTCAAGCTGACAATTGATTGGACCGGCCACTCACGAGGCACGAACATGTCCGTGCTGACACCATCGAAACACTCGGAATAACTCGCCAGTGCGAACAGCCGACCCGCAAAGGAGCAAATCTGTTGGCTCGCAATATTCAACAGGAACGACATCTTGTTCGCGTCCGCGCTTGACAGAGAAGAAATAGTCACGCTCAGATACGCTTCAACATCGTCCTCAGTGACAAGCGAATGTGTGCCGAGGTTCAGTGTCACTTCTCATCCTTTCCCTTGGCCTTCACAGGCTCCTTGACGACTCCTGCGGTCTTGAGACTAAACCCACCACTGCACTCACTGAGAGCACAGGCAAACTCCGCGTCGGTCAGTTCGATTTCCAGACCGTCTCGGATTTCGACATAGGCTTCGCCTTTGCGGCCGACGTACATGATCGTCGTTTTTTTGTTTCCTGGCATGGACACTTGGTACTTCATTTCCGGAATCTCCTAGTCAAACACACAGTGGGCCGGATAGCCTTTCAGCTATCACGACAGAACATTGTATCCGTAAATGACGCTCTGTTCGGTTGCGCTTTGGGTCACGCCGCCGAAGGACACGCGCTCTTTTCCGGTGCACAGCATCTTGTCAGACGTGGGCAACGAGGGAGAAATCCAGACCCGTGCGCCAGCCTTGGTACCGACCATGAAGCGGCTTTTCTTGACGAGCAGAACGCCCGTGGAAACGTTGGGACCGCCGACAGTGTTGACACCGGAGGTGTGCAGGTCGTTTCGCATGTGGCGAGCGACGTGGACAGGAACGCCATAGATGGGAGGACACTTGCCCGTGAGGAGAGTCGCCTGATTTCCAAATGCCCAGAGGGTGAGCAATTCGGGCAGGGCACCAGTGATGATCTTGTTCTTCTGCTTCGCAGAAAGAATCCAGATTAGATCGTTGGTGTCGTCAAAGAACTCTCCCATCAACGTGATCATGGCGTCCAGGATGGCCTTGTTCAGAGGGTCGCCGGCGTTGGACACAGAACCGTTCGTGGTGTTGGCCAATGCCTTTTTGCGGAGCCCCATCCAGGCCGTGCGGAAGTCCGTTGAACCTGCCGTCACGTCGTTGTCCATGTGGGGGTTGGTCGTGTCACCGTCCAAAATGGCGCGGTCACGCGACTTCTGCAAACCAATGAGGACCTTCTCGCGCAGGCGGTCGAAGGCGCTCGGCACGGCGTCCTCAATGAGGTCTTCCGTGATGTCCGTGTGGACGACGTTGTCCTTCGTGGTCAGCGTGATCTTGGATTGGCTTTCATACTGAGCACCGAAGGTTGCGTTGTCAGCTTCCAAGCGACCCAGGAGTTCTCCAGTCGCAGTGGGAACTTCTTGGACTCGGGTCTGCATCGGCTGCTGAGGAAACATCTCAGCCAAGCCAGGAGGCACATGAAACTCGTCCAGATAAAAACGGAAGTTGGACGTGGGTGCCCAGTTGCTGAAGTCGGTCAAGTCATAAGCCTTCACCAGCGGCTCACAAAAGACCTTGAAGAACTCCGTCTCCTGGAGAGGACGAGGGTTTCTTTTCTGCACGCCAGCGTCAATCTGCTCTTTCAGGATGGCAGCGTGGATGGTCTTCTTGAGGGTGAGGCCGGCGTCCAGGAGTTCGCCGTCAATATGGCCGTACATTTCCTTGTCGCCAAAGTTGGCGGACTTGGTTCCTTCGCCACGCAGGTGAGCCTTGGAGCCAAGCTCTGCGTCGCCGTTTCCGAGCATCGCAGCGATGGAGCCGTAGCCCATGAGAGAAGGAAGACTCTTGACGAAATGAGCATTTCCCTTGAGAAGAGCAGGTGCGTTTCCAGGCATGAGTGAATTCTCCTTGTTATCAGAATGGTTCTTGATTGCGGTCGCTGCACGTTCTTGAATCGTTGGCATAACTCCCCCCGTTATTTCGTCTCGACGAGAGCGAGGACACCTTCCAAGCTCTTTTCGATTTCTGTCTTTTCGGTCTTGACGACCTCCAATTCCTTTGTCAGCTCCTCGACCTTGGCGGTGAGGTTTTTGATTTCCTCTTGAGCCGCTTCGAGTTCTTTGGAGTTGTCTCCACCGCAAACCTTGCCGTGCATTTCGCTACAGAGCTTGGTGTTTTGCTGGAGTTCCTCATACATCTTAGTGACGACTTCCATGATGGGTTTGTCGCCCTCAGGCTTTTTCGGATCTTCCGTTCCTGCGCCTTCACCTTCGCCCTTGGTAGCCATGCCTTTTCCTCCAATCATGATCGGATCGTTTCGGAGCAACATGCTCTTGACGATATTGAAACTAGATTCTTGCTGCATCGGAATTGAGACGAGAGAGATTTCGAGAAGCTCAGCCTTTTGATGGATGATCAAGTCTTGCTCCTCGTCGAAGAGCATCTGCCACGGAATGAAACCGACGGACATCATTCTGAGGAAACCCTGTGCCACGAGGGAACGTGTCTCAATTTGGTCTTCGGTGAATCCGAACTCAGTCGGAATTCCGATGGGACCACGCACGAAAAGGCCCTCGTCCCGAGCTTCAACGACCTCGGCGATGCCAACGATTTTCGACCAACAATGGTCGCGGCACAGAATAGGATTCATCAGGTAATTGGCGAGGTCCCAACATTCCTTGGGCATCACTTCCCCGCCACGATCTGGTTTGGCGATGTTGCCGTAGCCTTCGATGACAAGTGGCTTGTCGGCTGCAAACTCTTTCTTGGTGAACGGAAGAAGGTGAGGAGCCTTGAGTGACTTGAAGATTCGGTCCTTCAGCGTGTCACTGACCTCATGGAATTTTGTACCGTCAATCGCGATCTGACTCATTTGTTAGTCCTTCCATTCAACTGGCTCATAGCTGACTTGGCATCGACAATTGATGCACTCTCCGGCCTCTCCGCCTTCCTCTTTGGGATATCGAAGGTCTGGTGCATTGCCATCTACCTCTGAAAACTTCTTATCGAGAACCACGTCTGGCTCTCCTTCGATTTCGAGTCCGTCTGCGGCGACGTGCGAATCTCGGGTGTGGTCATCAACGATGGCGAGCCACACCTTGCGGATCGAAGTGCATTGCGAACCGAGGTCTTTTGAGAACTGGGACTGGGATTCGGCCATGGATGCGCCGTACTCGGTTCGGACGATCGTGGTTGCTTGTCCTTCGTAGAACTCGCCGAACTTGGTTCGAATTCCTGACGAGATTTCATCACCTGATTTTCCTGCTTCCATGTCGGATTGGATTTGGCTGTAGACCCTGGTCATTTCGCTCTTGGAGTAGCCCTGAAAGCGTCCGTGTTCGATGTTGGCTATCTTCCCCTGGAGCAACTTCTTGGACCGCTCCCGGACGGCTGCAAGGTTGGCCTGTCGGTCAGCTTCCGTCTGTGTGCCACGACCTGCGGGGGCCTTTCGGGAGAGGTTAAATTTCTTAACGGCCTGAGACATCTGTGCGTCATAGGCCAACATCACATGCTCGATGACGGTGTCCGCGTACTTCTCTGAGAACGCCTTCGCACGCTTGAGAATCTTCGAAGTGGACTCAGATTCGTTTCCCGGATTGTCGAGCACAATCTGTTCCCAGGCACCAAACTCTCGGGAGAAAAGGTCGGACAAACTCTTCGGCAGATTCCTTTCTAGATTATCCTGCGAGGCTTTGAGCGAGGCCCGGGCCGACATCGGGATTCCTTTTGAATCCTGGCTTGACTCTTCGGGGGTCGTCACCGGCAGTTCTGCCACCACAGGCTCCGGCATTCCAAAGAGGCCCAGGCCCGACGGCGCAGGTTTGGTCAGCTCCGAGGAAAGAAGGTCGCCGCGTGAATCTCCCTGCGGCAGAGGCTGGAATCCCAGACGCTGACGGCGCTCGTTCACGGTGGTGATGGGCGCGAGCTTTGCGTCCTCGTTGAGCTTCTTTCCAAACTCGTTAACATACCGGTTGTCGCTGAAGTCGATTGCGAGTTCGAGGCCGTCTTCCTGGATGCCCATCTGAGCACCAAAGGCTCCGCGCTGGATGCCACCACAGAGCAGGGACGCCATCGGGAGGATCGTCTGACGATGGAACTCCTCCAATTGGGCCTCGGCGTTCGCATAATTCACACTCTCGGTCATGCCGGCGCACACGGGGGGAACACCCAACCGCGCCAGAATCTGCTTTGCGTTCTTGTCCTGGAGCACGTCGAACATGATCTCCGAGAAGGACAGTCCGCGTGTCTTCCAGGTCACGCCACCCGGCAGGATTTTGTCGGAGTGCATATTGCGCCGAGTCGAAAATGCCGTCTGGATTGTTTTCAACAGGCGAGTGATTTGGTCGGCGCTGGTCGCTTGCGTTTCGCAGATACCTGCTGTCGTGCCGCCACGGAGGAAAAAACTTATGACGTATTCCTTGCCGTAGCGGTCGATCAGGATTGGCATGGCCGCTGTGACCAAGGGCGGCAGTCCAAACAGATTGGAAAATGGGTTGGGCATCTTTATGTGGGTCACTTCTTCCGCAGTGAGCTTGACAATACTCTTGCCGCTCTGCGTGATGTCCTTGATGAACTCATATTCAATGACGCCATACTTTCCATCTTTGCGGATTCCAAACTTGGGCTCCATCCGCTCGGCTGGAAGAAGGATGAGGTTTGTTAGGTCGGGTCTAGTCCAGAAATACGCTTGACCCGTGAGTATAAGATCACACATAAGTTCACTGTGAAGCTTTGAGTCAACCTTGTTTAGCAAGTCAATAGCCGCATGCCGCTTGACTATTTCAACTCGGGAGTCGTCCAATTGCCTGACGAGGATGAAGCGCAGGCGAAGGAATTGACGGGCGATCGCATCGACTCCGATGCCGACCCAGTTCTCACGAACGTAGAGTGACTTGAGTGTGCGGAGGTTTGGTGTCGTCGCGAACTCGCCCTGGAACATTCCGTTGATGCCGCCCTCGGTCACCATCGAATAATGTTGCCAGTCGAACGCTTTGGAAACGATGTTGCCGTTGACCTGCTGTGTCATGACATCAAGGAGGTCTTCGACTTCGTGCTTCAACGAGATGAGACGACCGCTTTCGTCTGTGGCCTGTGCCTCAACCGGAGCTGGGTTTTCGGTTGGCCGTTGGGACTTCTCCCTTGGCCCGAGTGACCAAGGAAATTTCACGGTCTGGTTCTCCCCTTGAAGGTGCCAAGGGCTTTGACCAGGCCCTCGGTGACGTCAGCTGCGAGAACCTTGAGGCGATAATATTGAGCGTGGAGGATGTCGAGGGTGATTGCAGTCCCACCAGCAGCAGCCATAGCAGAGGTCATGGTCGTTGTGCTGACCGTGTCCCACTGCGCTTTGTCGACAGATTGCTCGACGGTGAATGTGGGCGTGTTGAGAGCGTCACCCGCAAGACCAGTCCATGAAAGTTGCATGAGTGCTGGGCCGTCGAACTCGCTCAACTCAATTGGTTCACTGGTTATGTCTGCGTCGCTAAAGGAAGAAAGCGCGATGATTTCGTAGCGCCTGAGTGGGTCATTCATCGGGTGAATCTCCTTGTATGCTTGGGAAGGACTATGTCCTACGGCAATGATCAGCGAGTTGTTGTGTGATGTCAAACAGTACGTCAGGGAGTGTCAATCGGGTGTCGTTGGAATCGCCCTAGGGGGAGCGTCACGCGCTCGTGAGGGGACCGATGAGGGGAACGTATCGGGGGAAAACGTGATGGTGTGAGGGGCGGGGGGAATGAGGGGGGGGAACGTCAGAAGCTTCTTTTTTCTTTCTCTTCCTGCTCTTCGCTATATTCCATCAAGCGCTTCACTCGTGGCGTGTCCAGGTAGCACACTAAATCGAGAGGCGAACGCTTCCACTTCTCAAACTTCTCCATCAAATACTCCGCGTTCTGCAAAGCGTCGTCGCTCGTTCTGCCGTAGATCACCTGAGCGAATTCCCGGAACGACATGCAGTTCCAGATCCCAAACCATATCTGCAACCGTCTCGGGGTCATGTTCCAACCAATCATTTTGTCACCTCCACATTCGCTGGATGCTTCTCGTTGCTCATCTGTTCGACGTGAGCCATCAGTTCAGCTTCTTTGGCGAGCAAATCAGCTTCAGCTTTTCTCAACTTTTCGTGAACAATAGCGACCTTTTCCTCACACCTTTTGACGTCCTCTCTCGTGTTCCTCGTATAGTCAATCAAACTAGCACGCGCTAATACCAACTCTTGCAGCTTGTTCAGCATACATAACTCCTAACTAAACCCGTTTCGATTATCCGCATGCCTGCGACACCTCAGGGGCCTCCTGGCCCAACGGGAACTCCTGCCTTGGGAACATTCAGGGGAAAGGGAAAGGGAAAGGGGGGGAACCATTCCCTACTTCTTCTTCCGGCCCTTGGTGGCCTTGTTCGTCCATTCCCCTGCGGGCGCTGCGGGGGGAGGGGGCAACTCGTCGTCGCCTTCCGCTTCTTCCTCGTCCGCGAACTCGTCGTCGCCTTCCTCGCCCGTTTCAACCACTGCGAGAATCTCGTCCTTGCGAACGGAAAGAATATCGTACGCCTCATTCTCGCTCATGATGCTGACGTTCCCGTCTCGCGTGATGGGGTGATATTCAATCATCTCAACCAGCACATTCTTCGTATCTTTCAACATCTCCTCGGTCCAAATCCCTTTCTGAACACCGAACGTCAGAATCGCTTTTCCAAGCGCCCCTTCGCTCTTCTTGTTCCAGGTGGGGGTGTACTTCGTGCCGTTCTCGCGCTTCACACGACAGAACAACTTACCCCGCCACAACCCGTTCGTATGAACCCACATCACAAACTGGAACTTATTGATCGTAACGCGCTTCGCGTTAGTCATGAATCACACTCCTTTCAGTGTTGTCCTGCCATCATCAGGCGCTGTAGGACACTCCAGCGCGACCCCACCCGAGGGGGGTTTCGGCTTGCTTACGCTGCGACGAACTCGCGGGGAACGGGAATTCCATTCAACTTGCACACGACTTCCAGGGCTTCCTCATGATCAACTGCATCAACCCAACCCAAACACTCACCGAAACGACAAACGCGGAACTTGCCCAGGATCTTCGCAACACGGAACCGATACACACTCTTAGCCATTTGAAACTCCTTTTGTCGAGGCTTTGTTGTTTGTTTGTTTCCCCCGACAAAAACGATAATGCAAGAACCGTGACAACTCTAACTAGTGAACATTAGTGCGCACAGGACAAGGCGATATGTTCAAAGAATGGGTGCGTTTTCGCGTCGATTCACTTCCCGTTGGTGCCCCAGGTGCACGTCGTTGGTGTCAGATGAATGGGTGGTGTCGAGTCTGTGAACACCAGGCGTTTCCCCTTCTATATGTGTGCGCTTCCGGGGGCACAGGGGAACGTAACGGGGGAACGTTCCGGTGGTGTTTCCGGGGGGCGCAGGGCGATTTTCAGGGTAGGGAATGACGGGGGGTTTCCCCCGGAAACGAGGGGGGGGGAACGGGGGGAAGTGTTCAGCGATTGGGTGGTGTCGAACTTGTAACCCCGTGAGACCAGTTACGAAACAGTGTCTAGATGGGAAGTCCTTGTGCACTTCCCACAGGGGGGTGTCACTGATCAGTGGTGGTTAGAGGTGGAACGGTCCTTGCATTAACGTTTTCATGTGACGACGAAACGAGAAAGGAGACGACACATGACAACACGAGAAATGAAGATCCGAAAGATTGTTCATTTAGCGAGACAGTGTTCCCGTTCCGAGAGTTCCGCGAGTGTTCTTATCAAGCGGGCGATCTGGATCCTAGACAATGATTCCTGTATCGAGTGCGCACACGACGCCGTGAGCGAAGCCGCAGAACAGTTGTGTGCAGAAAGAGACGAGGGTTGAAATGAAGTTTCCTATGAAGATGAGAGTGTGGGAATTGTTGCAACAGTATGGTGATGACAATTGCGTTGCCTGTTACAAGGACCATCAAGGCAATAAATTGAGGGACGAAGTACACATGCGAGAGTTGCTTTCCGAGGACGAGCCGTACACCTCATTTTGGGTCAACGTCGTTCTGACGATTCCCCCGTATATTTTCATTGATCTTGATTCAAAAGTGTTGCAGGGCTTCGAGAAGCCTGAATAGCATTCTGCCGGACGACACAAGAGCCGCAGGAGCCGCACGGGGTGGTCTTCCCCTCGTAGCAGGACCATGAATTCTCAAGAAGTTGTTCACCGCGAGCACCAATCTTGAGGATGTAGGCGATCGTCTGCGTCTTCATCATTCCCCTACAAGGCGCAACAAGTTGAATCGGATCCCGGAAAGAGGTTGACAAAACGACTTGCATTGCTTCCAGGAATGGCAGGGAGCAATCGGGAAAGCCCCCGATAACGTCATTCTCATTCGCCCCTATCACGACTTTGTTGATGCCACGGACGGACGCGAACATGGCGGCCCTCAGAATCATGGCGGCGTTCCGGCCCTGGACGAATGAGAAATGATGCCTGCCAATTCTCATGTCCCGTTGTGCTTGTTCGGAAAGGAGCCAGTCCTTGCTCTCATTGAAGAAGGCCGTCAACCCAACATTGTGAAGATCGGTCGGTGGAATGTCGAGTAGCTTTGAGGTTAGAATGGACGCCCGTTTTTCTGCCACATAATGCTTCTGTCCATAATCCATAAAGATTAGTGTGGGAGTTGAATGTCTCGCCTGCATAATCATGGTTGCGCAGATTGAGTCAATCCCGCCTGAAAAAAGAATGACGCATCTGTCTTGAGAATCGTTGCTTGAAATCGTCATCTTGAATGACTCCTCTTCGAAGTAGGGCTTGGTTTGCAAGAATGAAACTGAGAAGGTCGTGATATCCAGCGATTGCCAAAAAGACTCGAGTGTTCAGTCTGCGGAAAATGAAGTTGGCTTTGTAGGCCCACACGAGGCGACCCACGAAGCGATGGAGTTCGAGACGACCCTCCAATCCGGAGATTTGGGTCACCTTCCAGTTGAGGATATCGAAGGATTCCTTGATCGAGATTCCGCAGTCGCGCAGACAGTCGGCGACCTTCCCGACCGCTCCGGGGTCTTTCCGGATCCACCACTGGTCGAAATCAGACCTGGCCGAGAAGATGGGAACGGATCCGAACCGGCCGGAGTTCAGCCACGTCACCGAGTCGCACGACCAGGGCTTCCCCTCGTAGATGCAGCGCATGTGGGTGTTCCCGAGCCAGTGCACCTTCCGGTCGCCAATGAGCTTGTGAGCTTCGAGCAGGTAGGTTCTGTCGACCCGGCCCCCTGCGAGCATCACATAGTCGGTCACCGAGTAGAGCTTTTCCAGTTGCTCCAGGGAGGCCCCTTTCTGCCAGACCGGCACGACGTTGACCCCGGCGTCCCGTTGTCGCAGGTAGTTCTCGAAAGAGGCCTGTGGATCGTTGACCACGTCGAGCTGGATGGCGCGGTAGTTCAGGTCGCGTGGCAGCTTCTTGAGGAAAGCGTTGTACTCGTCCAGCGACACAATCTTCCCGGAGTTCGCAGCCGAGAACGCGCCCGAGTCAATGAGGAGCCGATATCCGCCTGGGTGCATTTCGGCCAGAACCTGGAGCAGCCTCTGTGCCGCGCGCCCGTTTCGGGGGAAGTACACATAGGACAAGAGAATGTTCATGCAGTATGAGTCGTCACTGGCTAACGGCCACGTACTCATGCTTGTTCTCCTGAAGCCAATTTTCGAGACTGGCCTTGAAGGTTGGGAGTCGTTCAACCGGCAGTGTCAGTTTCAGGGTAGCGGTGGTTCCCTTGTTCTTTGACTTGCGGTCGGACGGCTCGATGTTTTCGTAGTTGAACCCACCGGCAAGGACGTCAATTTCCGTCTTTGAAAATGCCGTAAACTCCAAATCAAAATCATCGAGCTTGAGTTCGTTGAACAGCTCCGAGAGCATCGACTCATTCCAGCCGGCAAGCTCGGACGTCTTGTTGTCCGCGATGAGGAACGCTTTCTGTTCCTGAGGTGTGAGATGGTCCAGAACAATACAGGGAACCTCCGTGTAGCCGAGGCGCTTGCATGCTTCATATCTGGTGTGTCCAGCGAGGATTGTCATTTCTTTATTGACGAGGATGGGATTGTTGAAGCCGAACTTCTCAATGCTTTTCATGACCGCATCGACGGCCATCTCGTTGTAGCGTGGATTACGTTCGTACTTGGACAACATGACCAATGGAAACGTCTCAATCTCGAACTTCGCGTGTGCCTTTTTCTTAGCCATGTCCGTGATACCCCCAGAGGTCGCGAACTGAATCACCGATGAGCTTGAGGCATTTTCGTTGCCTGACCTGTGCTGTTTCGATGTCTAGTCGTTCCTCGTGTAGCAGTGTAACAGCCTCGGGAACCAATTTCACTTTGCAGTCAGGAAGAGGTAGAAGCTCACAGCCGAGTGCCATGCCTTCGACAGTCGCAATTCCGAACGTCTCGTACTCGCTCTCATTGAATATCCATTTCGATCTGGCCAGCGAAGCGAGGTAGGTTTCCCTGGTGCACAAGCGGATTTCGACCAGCTTGAAAATCTTGTCGCATTGAGTTTTGGTGCCATTCCAAATCTGGGCCTTTGGGATTGGGACGGGTGTCAGAATGAGGCCACGACGTTTGTTTTCAAGACACTGTCTAATGAAGTCATATCTGGCTTTTGTGTAGCACCATCTGTGAGGAAAGACCACGACCGGATCGCGATCGTCTGGCATGAGCGGCGTCTGATTGAACAGCTTTCTGTCGAGTGGAAGCCAGTCAAGACAGACCTTCTTTGGTGCATCGGGCAAGTACTTCTTGAGATATTCTCGGGCGATGAATATCTGGTCGTATTGACTCCAGATGTGGAAATCGAGCACCTGAAGATACTTAGCGTGCATGAATGAGTCTTCTGGAATGTTAGGCGAGCCGTGGAAAAAGCAGACGTGTTTGACACGTTCCCGTGAGACGTTCATAGCGTCGAGAATGGACTTGACTGAGAAAATGGCTGGGGTAAATCCGTCCATCCAAAACACGGTGACGTTGCTTCCCTTGTCTCGAATCTCTTTGAGCACAGTTTCGATGATTGGCCGAACCATATCGGACCAGCCGACGATGAGTTCAGTCTTGTGGAAGAACGACTCGCAGTGCCTTTGGGTGTGGAATTTCTGGTCGAGTGGATTCTCCACAAAAGGCAGACGACACATGCTTGGGAACGAGTAGCTCTTGATCTCGTTTAGCATGTGCCACTGCGGGCGTGAGTCGTCGTTGGTTGATGGAACAAGCAGGACTTTGGTCTTCATTTCAGTGCCTCCTGGAGCGCACCGAACCGCGCAAGCATCGCAGCAACCACGGCTTCTTTCTTTAGCAGATGCGACAGGCAAGGTTCGAGAGACATGAAATCCCAAGCCGACAACTGAATTCGTTCGATGATGAACTCAGCATCATTGGCGCTAATTCTGTGCCATGCCCACAAGCCGGCGAACAGGTCACGCTTGAATGCGAGGTAGTTACTCATGACGAAGCGTGACTTCTTGACGCTATCAATGAACGACTGAGGAACCCAGGACGGACTCATTCTCGTGCCTGGACGTTCAAGCCAGCGGCCTTCATAGCCCGGCTCCTTGGCTTCAATCTTCTTCCAGTAGGTTGTTCCCTTGATGGGATTGAACATCTGACCGATGCAGTTTGCGTGACCGTTGCATCGACCGCGAGGTTGAATCATGCCCATGTAGGACGCTCCGATGGAGTCCCTGAGTGCCTTTCCGAGTCGATACAGGGAACCGACCGTCTGTCCTGGAAGGAACGTCTGGGTGAGAAAGTAGGGGTATGGTCCGTCTTCCATAATCTGCGAAGCGAACCCTTGCACGTTCTGCTTCTTTCCTGAAATCTTTTCGTCCAGGTCTTCGACACCCACTTCAATACAGAAAAAGGCTTTGTTGAACTGCTCTTGTCTTGAGTAGTGAAGATGGAGATAAGCTTCGATGCTGGACAGACAGATACTCTGACTATCCTTACACATCTCAAGGATGAGTTTGAGTTTTGAATGCTTGCACAAATCCTCGTCCATGAAATGGAATGAGATATTCTCGTGGTCCATCATGTGAGCCATGGTTTCGAGGTCGTCGAGTGAGCACTCAACGTACTCATATCTCTTCTCAGATGAGTTGTAACAGAAAGGACATCTGTTCTTGCAACCCCAGGACGTGAACACTGGAACGACCGTTCGATTGGACACGGTACAGAAATGATGGTCGAGTTCCCCGTTGTAGGCGCGATAACGTTTGAAGGTTTGGTAGTAGAGATGAATGCGAAACATTCCCTGTATCCAGTCGTCCGAAGCGGTCAGGCAGTCGTCGGGAATGTAGTCTTTGAGTCCAAAGAACTGAGGCTCGCACCAGTGAGGTGTGATGAATTTCTCAAGCATCTTGTTGTGTGCTGCAATCTCTTTCTGACAAAACTCGATGATCCATTCTTGGTCAGGATTGGTGATGCTCACATAGAGTTCGTCGTAGTCGATCATCTTTGACCAAACTCGTTCCTCAACATCGTCCTCGTATCGCACGAACTCAAAGTGAACATCGATACCTTTCATGTCCAGCATGGCATACATGCCGAACGGGGCGAAGCTCATGGGGGTGTTGATACGTTCTTTGGCGACGGGAACAACGATCACTGCGCGTCTTCTTCTCATGTGTCACATCCCGAACAGTTTGAGGGTTTCCATGCGAATGGCGTGGTCATCGAAACATCCACGGATTGAACTCGTGACCATGACGGAGCTGTGGTTCTTGACGCCGCGTGCTTTCATGCACAGATGCTGCGCTTCGACGACGACCATACAGCCACGAGGTTGAAGATAGGTCATCAAATCCGACGAGACACGCTCCGTTATTTCTTCCTGGATTTGCAGTCGCTGTGCATAGCACTCGACGAGTCGGACGAGTTTCGACACACCGACGACTTTTCCGTCAGGTATGTATGCGATGTGAGCGCGTCCAAAGAACGGGAGCAAGTGATGCTCACAAGTTGAGTAGAACTCGATTTCTTTACAACAGACAATGCCTGCTGCTGAGCTTTGAAAGGTGGCGCTGAGGATGTTCCTTGGTTCACTTTTGTATCCTTTCAAGATTTCGCGCCAGGCCCTGAGAACTCGGTTTGGGGTATCGACGAGTCCTTCCCGTTCTGGGTTTTCTCCGTACTCCTCAAAAAGACGGCGCAGGTATTTGGCTGTGTGGAACATCATTTTCCCTGCTCCCCTTTCCAGAGTCGATAGTGCAGGCGGTCGCACAATCTGAAATCAATGCCTGAGTTCTGGAGCACAATGTTGTCTACAATGTCACGCGACAGTTGGTCGAAATAGGACGGATTAACCGACACCGGCATGAGCATGACCAGAATCTCAGAGTTGCTTGCATAGGACATCTGGTTGTAAACGTCCTGCAGGAACGAGGTGATGATGTCGATATCTCCGACGTTGCCCAGAACGAACTTGAGCTGGACCTGCGAGCCGGGATTTTCTGTGATGAGCTGGGCCGTCTCCGATGCCCACATGGCCATCATGCGGCCGTCCGTTCCATCGGCTGTGACCTTTGGGGAGATGCTCAGGAGCTTCGCCCACGGGACCTTGACGGCGGCTGTGCCGTTCGTTTCCAGGGTGCAGTGATGGTTGGTCAGGATCCTGCGGAGGTCGTTGTCTTCCAGGAACGAGTCGATGGATTGCATGGTCGGCTCGCCCCCAGTGACCACGATGTCATCCATGGGTTTGACGATGCTTCCCAGCCACTGTGCGAGGCTCTGAGAATCGGGAACGGGCCGTGGGACGTGGATTGCGTTCTGAGCGTGTTCGGTGTCGCAGGAGATGTAGGTGGGAATGATTCGCCCCCCCGGTCCCCTTTTGTCGCACCGCCAGGAGCATCGCAGGTTGCACCCTGCAAGGCGCAGGAACGTCGTAGCGCGGCCCGTTCGAATGCCCTCACCCTGAATACTCCGGAAAATTTCTGACACCTGCCACATAGCTTATTCTCCTTTGGGACCCGTATAGGTCACGCAGTTGTTCGGACTTTCCCACATTTTCATACCGACCAGACGCCAACGTTGGTTGAGCAATTCAGATTGCATCCTGACGTAGATTTTTTGAATCATGTTTTCCACGGTCGTGTTGGCGCTAAAATAGAATCTCTTTGAGCCAGTTCGCATACAGAATTCCAGCAGTTCTGTATCTTCATCGAACACCATTGTAGCATGGTCAAGATGAGCATCGATCCATTCGCCTACAGTGTCTTTGAGTTCACCAAAATCGACAGTGCACCCAACGTCGTCTGGCTCGTCGGCTTCGCAGAATACCTGCAACTCGTAGCGATGGCCGTGGAGGTTCTTGCACAATCCTTTGTGTCCAATGAGGCGATGGGCAGCACAGAAATGGAACTTCTTCGATACTCTCAACATGGGTTGTCTCCTATCAGATTGATGTCGGTAGCGTGTGGCTTGTATCTCCAGTGAAGACGATGAATGGACATCGGCCTCTTTCGTGCATTCTCAACTCTCATCCAAACGTCTTCATCTAAATGGACGGCGATGACTTCGACCAAATCCCGAGAGACGACTCTCAACACACAAAGGCAATGAGGCGACGCACAGACAGAGCTTGGGCGATAGATGCTTCCAGGTCGTGGTTTAGGCGTTGGTTTTCTTTTGACCATCGCAGGTGGAACAACGACCTTCTCTGCTCCCATGCAGTTGAGCATGAGAAGCTGTCCAGTGGTGCGCTGCATGACGATGATTGGACGAACGTAGAGCCATCCGTTGGCGTCCGTGAAACGAACCTTGGCGACAGTCCAAACTCGACCAGCTATCTTCGAGATGGTTGAGATGAAATGCTGTCCTTCTCGGAAGACCTGGCCTTTGTAGATTCTCATGCAGATGTTCCTTTCAGAACAGTGGCAACTTGGGCGAATGAAGGGCACGCCATACACCCAAGCCGCTCACCATTGAGACCTGGAGTCAACCCGGAGTCTCACAGCCTCCGAGCCGCTCCCAACGAGACAGTGGTAGCAAAGGGCTAACGTGTGAGGTTCCGTCCATGCACTCAGCCCTCCGCTCACCATTGAGATTTGGTGCGCCAATCCGATCGGTTGTGTCGCGCAGAGAGGACGATCGGACGGACGCACCATGCGTTCACGTTTCATTTGCATCCTCAAGAGCAAAGACTAAAACGGCAGCTACTCCGATCAGAATTTTGAGACATCCGTGAGCGAACTCTTTGGTTGCCTCACTATGACAATCGAGAAGGCTACCCTCTGCCATATGATATCCAGCGCAATCTATATCATCCCGAAGTTGAGCAATGACTTGGTGGATATTTGGACGCTCATTTATCTCCATGTGTCTCCCTTTTCAATCCTAGTCGTTCAGCCATAGCGATCACTTTAGCGTCACGCCTACCAAGCACGAACAGAATCTTGTCGAGCGGAATCTTGTCCCACGATTGAGTAAGGTATTTGATCTCTCCAGGGACCCAAGCGTGATTCCTGCGCTTGTTTCCGAAGGGGTGATCGAGGTGCCCATCAATGAGGAACACCGTCCTTGGGACAGGGACGCCCTCGTTTCGCAGTGCCTCTACCCATTGCGTAGCGAGGCGTCGGGAAATGCCGCAGTCCTGCGATGCTCTCCCCCTGTCCCAATCGTGCATCTTGAGCAGGTTGTAGAATGCGAGCATCCGTTGCCTGTCAGTGATGAGTGTGAGGCAGTGAGGGCAGAGCATTTTCAATTGACTGGCCCCTTTACATCCGTGCCGGGTGGCTTGGGAAAATTCTCTGGTGTTGGAATTTCTTTTGTGTGGCTATCGGAAAACGCTTCCAACCGTTGCTTGAGTTCCTTGAAAGCAAGCTCCGTGAGGACACGACTTCGTGTCACTGCATTGTTTGGATGTTCGACGACGATGTTGAAATTGGTTTGACCCGAGCCATCCGCGTTGACTTTTTCTTGCACGGTGATGGTGTATGTGTTGACTAATTCCATCACACACCTCTCGTGTGGTCGATTGGATTGTGATGCTCAGGGTCAAGAACGATTGCGGCGTTCGCCCACATCCTTGCCTCACGAGCACATCGCAAAGCTGCGCTTCTGTCTGCACAATCTGGACACGAAATCAGAATAGCGTGCATGAGTATCTCACATGACTCGGCTATCCTTTCCATTCCTCGTACTTGTTCTGGCTTTGGACTGTGCCAGTAGACAACATCTTTCAGATTCTCACGGGTGATCTTATTACTAGGGTGCATCAAAATCTTCCTTTCACATGAGCTATCCATGGACAATCTTCGTGTCTGCCTTGACCTGCGGGTTTGCAGTGACGCTTCTGTGGAGGTCGCAAGGCGCAACCCCACTTGCCGTTCGGCTGATAATGAGAGATGAGACACCCCGCACAACCAACGTACATGTTGCCGAATATCCGTTCGAACAGTTCGTTGTCACGCTCAAGCTTGGCTTGTAGGTGATTTATCCTCAGAGTGAGCCGCGTTATTTCTGCATCTTCCGGCATCTATATGCTCCTGAAACTTCTTGATAGCGTGTTGATTAGCCTGATGAATCCTTCCGAGATGATAGCCAGCCACGAACGACGAGTAGCAAATCGACTTGCAGTGCTTGCACTTGTAACGCTTGGACATTCCGAAATGATGCTTGTCCAATGCTTCAAACTCGTGCAAGATGCAACGATCGAATGCTGACGCCCCGCTTTCAACGATGTCGTCCTCAGTTGAGTTCACTGCCGCCGTTCTCCTGGTTTCGTTTGAACATCTCCTGAGCATCCCTGCACTGAAGAAGAAGCCACCGAGCGACATGTTCGCACGGTAATTCTGTGTCCGGATCGTGCTCTTCCCTGTGAACTATCGCGCTCAAACGAACGTCAAGAGTTCCCTCTGTGTCCATGAGAGTAATAACAACTCGTCCCATAATTAAAGCCGATCCGAGGGAGATCGTTTCTTGAGACCATCCCCAATGAGATAGACGGCCAGGAACAACCAACCGGTTTGGATCATCCCGAGGATGACGAACTTCTCGTGCCATTGAAAGTCGGAGAAGACTGTGGGACGTATGATTAAAACCGACAGATTGATGAATAGACCAACCGATAGCCAAACCAAGATAATACGACCAAGCATATCAAAACTGACCATAATATCTCGCCTCTTTTGAATTGATTTCGGTCATTCACGTTCCCGTTCTTTCGTCTCCGGAGTCAAGCGCTAAATTGGAGATATCCTTTATTCTCGCATTCCGCAGAGTACAACGACGAATGGCGGTTGTCAATCGTCGGTTTGGATTCAGAGAACGTGGACGATATTTTCTACGTCCCGAATGAAGGTGGGCTCGTCGAGTAGGATCGTGATGATTGAAACCTGGCTTGAATCGTTCTTGAGTTTCTCGCACCAGAGTATCCAACGGGGCTTGATTCTTTCCTCTGGTACTTCGTGAGTGCAATCTGGCCCGAACTCTTTCCATGGGAACGTGATGCCTGTCCACTTGCGGGATTGCATTTTGGCGATGGGTGGCGTGTCGTTTGGAATCTTCGTCGTCCAGTAGCGACGACAGACGCCGTATCGCTCACCCCAGGTACCGCCACAGATGACATCGAGAGCTTCCATCATTTTGTCAGCTCCTGATAGATTTGAGCGTGTCCGAGGATTTCCTTGAAGAGAGCAGTCAATCGGTCGTACTCCTCGGTTGAGGTTGCTTCGATGACCTTCCTCTTGAATATCTCAGCGATCGACTTTGTATCTACTGCGCAGATTGGCGACATAATGATCTCCTATGTGGGTGGTCGATGTGACAAATTGTAACGAACAGTTTGAGCTTGGCGCCGATGACGTACTCGGTCTTGTGAATGACGACGATGTGAGGCGGGAGGCTTTTCTCGAACTCGATTTGGCGGATGTGCATTGCTGCATGGAACTCGGCCTGCTGTTCTGACTGCGGTGTGATCTCCACGCAGACCGTCGGCGTTTGATTCCAGTCAATCTCATTGAGCTTCGACAAGTCCACCGTCATGCCCCCTGTGCATTCGGGGGGGAAACGATACCCCGAAACGTTGGTCCCTGCCCCGCTCCCGTACTCAAGGGAGTGGGGGAAAGGGGGGAATGAGGGGAACGTATACGGGGGAAAAGCAATCGGGTCATGTTCACGATTATCCCTCCGTTGTTTTCTGCAAGATGCCTCGCTTGAACCAACGTTGAAAGTTTCCGTACTGAGAATCGACTTCGACATTCTTTCCGTCGATGCTTGATCGGAAGAAGTTGACGTTGCGATAGAAGCGCTTCTTGGTTACTCTCCATCCTAAATTCAATGCCTCTGAGTGGAATGTATTCATGAATAGTTCGCTCATATCAATTACAATCCATCCTTTAGCACATAGCTCTGCTATTTTGTTTGATATAGTTACTTCTGCTTCTTCATTATCTTGAACGTCATTAGCATCAATGCAAACCGTAAGGTGACCTAAAGCGTTGTCAATTGATGACTTTGGCGACTTTTTCAGAAACTCTGGTGTAGCCTCTTCCATGAGACGTTCTTCAGCGTCTTGAACTCCGGTGCGTCCGCATTCGCGAAGGAGCTCTTCGACTGTGGGCATTTTGCCACGAGAACAGAACAGGTTTATCGCTGGTTTAATCTCGTCATATGGTATGTGCCGAATGTGGGCCCAATAGAATTGCTTCGCTCTATCCATCAAAGAAACTCTCGAAAGTTCCGATAAAATAGAAATGACTTGCTCAAACTCTTCTTTCGTCATATAGGTTTCATCCCTCATATCCTTTGGGGGTTACTTCGTGCCGCATCGTGATGTGATGGTCGCTGTTGCGGCTATTTTCTTCCTTTCTTGCGTACTTGGACCTATTGGTAGAAAATCCAATCCGTTTTCAAGCATGTCGATTGACTGAAGTGTTGCCTCCTGTTCTGACAATCTCCGAATAATTCCCGACGTTCGTTTTACCCCGGTGCTGATTTCACCCAGAAGAACCATGTGATGCTTAAGTAATTGTTCGAATGGATGTCCGCATTTGATGTAAGCTGGATCGAGCCTTGTTGGAAAATACTTTGCCAGTGCAATGGCATTGTCAATCCCTACCCTGGCAATCAGTGACTTCGCCATTGAAGAAACAGCTGCGCTTCTCGGCGGGGTCACGTTCCATCTCTTTTCCATAGCCTCGACATATGCCTGGAAGACCAGGGAGCCATCCGTTGGTCCCTTTGGTCGCTTCTTCGAACTCTCGATTGGGACGACCTCCAAAAGTGCGACCGCGCAAGCGGGAGCGAGGGGGGGGGGAATGCTCGAGGGAACGTCCGGGGAAAAATTCGATGGTTTGAGATCTTCTTTGTATTGTTCTTTGATCTTTCTTTGATCTTCTTTTTTTCGATCTAGAATGTCGTCGTTGTGCACTGGGTGCACAACCGTTGTGCACTGGGTGCACAGCCCCTTGTGTACTGGGTGCACAACCCCCCCCGTTTCGTTGTGTACTGGGTGCACAACCCCCCCCCTGTTTCGTTGTGTACTGGGTGCACAACCCCCCCCGTCATCTTGAAACTCGATCATTGAGCACTTAAGGATTTCAACTCTAGTTCCAGAACTTGAAGTTGAAACTGAAATTAGTTCTTTATCAATTAGCGTTGATAACGCTTTTAGAAATGTCCTCTTATTTACAAGAAACCTTTTTGCTAAGATATGAGCGCTGGTGTCAAATACCTTCTCCCCGTAGCGCGTCATTCTAACCAAATGGAAAAAGATTCTGAATTCAGGATCACCTAAGATAAACTCCATGTCATTATCTATCATAGTGAAGTTTCCCTTCTTCAACTTTGTCATGAGTCACCCACTACGCGAAATTTAGTTTGAACTGACCGTCTTCCTCCGCGATGTAGCCAAGGCTAAGTGCGAGAGTGACCGCCTCGTCGAATCCAAACCAATCCACGATTGTCTGTCGTGAGGCACAACCGAACTTCAGGAATGAGAAGTTCACATAGAGCGCCTGTCCCAGCCCATCAATGACGAGGCTTGCGAAGGCTTCCTCGGAAACGTTCTTTTTGATGAACTTACCCAACTCAATAATGGCCGGGTCGCACTTCATTTTGTCGAAACGATACCCCGCTTCCCCCGAATTAACATCACTATTGTTCTTGTGTGACACTGTTTCCCCCAAAGATTCACGATTTCGTGCGCTGAAAATGATTGCAGGAAAACATTAACACAGCAAAGGGGGGGGGCGCAAACCCCAACCCCATGTTTCGCTTTGCATCTTTTTGTTGCATTTTTTGCAGACAGGACAAGGACAGGGAAGTCAAAGGGATTTCTTTTCCCGTTGTCTCCACATCCGTGTCCAGTTGCTTATGGTTTGGCGGGATACGTCAACATGAGTTGAGGCTTCTTCGAAGGTGCCATAGTGAAGGCGAAGCTCATACGCTATTCCGGCTCGGAAAGCGTCCACCAGTAGCGTGACGTTCTCATGACCAGCGATCTTGAAAAGCTCGTGAGCGGCCCAGGCGGCTTCCGTGAAAAGCAACTCAAGTTGGTCAAACTCAGACACCGGTTTTTCCATTAGCTAACTCTTTCCTCTTGTAGTATCGAGCTAAACACATCTTCGCCTGTCCTCTCTGTAGGCATCGAGAGGAACAATACTTCCATGAGTTCAGCTTCTCAATGCTCTTCCCGCATATCGCACACACTGGGAACTTGTACTTCCGTCGTCTCCACCGGTCTCTCTCGACGGCGCGCTTTCTCGACAGCGACTTCTCTGGCTCGTTTAGCAAGCCATCCAAATTCAATGACGAAGTTCCACGTCTTAGCGGCTTCTCCACGGGTTGATTTGCAAACTCTGACGCTCGTTCCATGAACTAGATTCTCCTTTTCGCATAACGGACACCAGACTTCCCATAGCCTTTTTCTCTTATATCCCTTGACCGAAAGCGAATCCCAGACCATGGGGGGAACCTGATGAACTGGACATTTGCCTAGACCATACCTGCTTGTGCACTCACATTCAACTATTCGGAATCCAATCTTGACCTCACCTCCGATACTCGAAATACTCGTCCGTCTTTTGAGAACGACTGAATGAGGGAATGAATTATGCTCACCATCGGGCCACCACACGGCGCACTTATTGAGACGAGCTATGGCGGCTGCTGCGTACAGGACGGGGTCCTTTCCGAGAACCTTACGAGTGCTTTTCGGTTGCTTTATTCCAGCTATATCATCAATCTCTATGAGTAGCATAGTCATATGTATCTCTCCTTGCAGCCTTGGAGAAACTTCCACACTGCGACTGACAACGGCACGCCTTCATTGTTTCCTCGGACGTTCGTGAAGGCGATGAAAGACGCTTCGCCACGATACGAAGCCCAGATTCTGAGTGGCTTTTCCGTAACTCCATCCCACTCGCAATTGGCTGGCTTGTCAGCAACGAAATGAAGCCGACACAGCAGGGGACGTTGGGAATAGACCATGCACAAGTTGTTGTCTCCGAGGAACACACAGCGTCTATCGTCCTTGGAAAGAACAAGGCCATACTCGGTCGAATAGTTGACCTCTTTGTCGAGAGCATTCAAAGCGGCGGCTTGTCGTTTCAGTCTCTCATATGCTTCTCGTCCATAAGTTGCCTTGAACAGCGAATGAGTCAATCCGATCGGAAACAATCGGTCGAACATCGTCTCGACTTCTAGGTCAGAAACCGCAACGTGGATGCTACAACAGTGCGCTGCTCGACAACCGAAACACGTCACTTCACGACCTCTCTCTCTCATATCGGCACTGATTGCTTTGTCTACGAGAAACTGTGCTTGGCGCGCATATTCATCTCTCTTGTATATCCTGATAAAGTTCTCTACAACATGAATGACGTCCCTGACTTCTTCCAGGAAGTAGCGGAACTGCTCTTGAGAATTGGCCTGCTCAACGCCTTTGATGATTCCCTTGAGTTTCTCTGTGCAATTGAATGTGATCACCTGTGGAGCTTCTGTCATGTTTCACCTCGAATCTAAGGGGGGAAAGGAACCGGGGGGGAACCTTCCCCCCGATACACCTGTGCCCATCACGCAGCCATTTTGAGAGCGATTTGCAGGGCCTTGGCGTCGATGGAACGCCCCGCCCCCCAGAGGGCTTGTTCGAACCGTGACTCTTGAGAACGGCCACGGGAATAAAGAACCCACTCGTTGATTGCGTTGTAAGCGGCCCACCATGTGCCTCGCGTGGCTTCGATGTGACTTCCCCGGCCATGTTCGAACAGGGCGAGAATCTCGTCCTCTCTGGCTGTGCTTTCTGGCTTTACGATGGTGCCTGTGATCGCATTGAGCGCTGTGCCTAACGTGTCCTCAGCCTCTTCAACGTCCTCGTCCTCAGCCTTCCGAAACACTTCCTTGATGTACCGTTTCAACTGTGCCGATGAAACGATCTGGCGTTTCGCGAGAAGTCGAAATGACTCCATCATAATGTCGAACGACTTGTGTTGCTCAAGAACAATCTGGGAAACGTCACCGAGCGACTCGACGACGTTTTCTGTGTGAAGAACGCGAAGAAGGCCCGACTCTTTTCCATTGGCGTGAGCAGCCTGGAGGGTGTTGTTGCACACGACCCGAATTGGCGTCAGTCCGTACCGAACACAAACCAATCCATCGTGTCCTGTGCTGAGGAGCAAATAGGGCCGCACCTCGTCACCAGCAACGACCTCCTGCGGGTCGAGGCCAAGGAACCTTCCGAGAAGCCAAACCCTGCGACCAGCGCGCAACGATCCACCCGTTTCCAGCGCGAGAATCTTCTGCTCCACGAACGGTTGGAACACACCGAACGCTTCTCGGTTTTGCAGGGGCTTGTAGTTCGGCCCAACCACACCAAGCACTTCGTTTCGATCCGTTCGACACACAGCGTTGTGTGTGACCTTCCGTCCATCTTCCAAATACAGTGGTCGTAAATCGACCTCCCAATCCAATCCTGTCAACTGGAGAGCTTCGTCAATCGACGGCGGGCATTCGAGCACGTGTCCTAAACCGTGCCACGGTGTCTCGCCAACGCTGAACATTGAATCATGCTCCGTTATCTCGTGCGCCAATGGGAACTCCTAACCAAATCCACCACGCGGAATTGCGGGGGGGAACATACAATTTACAGAATGTTTGACGTTCCGTCAATTTTTCTTTACGTTTTTCTTTGGCGAGATATGCAGGTGGGGGAACGACTACGCTCAGAATAAAGCGTAGCCTAAGGAGCGCCGAACTAGAACGGCACTTCGGTATCTGGAACCTTTTCACCATGAGCCATCGGAGGAACTGGACCCGCATGTGTGGGATTCTTCCATCGGAAGATTTGAGTCCACACGAACTCGGGAAGATTGCGCAGTGGCATCTTCACGCAAGCGTTATAGACCTGCGTCAGAAATGGCTTGTTTCCTGGATTGAACGGAACACCAAACTCAGCCGCGCAGTCGAACATGAAAGTGTAGTGGGATTCAATGTTCTTGACGAAGACCACTGAATCGTCCCAGCGATACATGGACGCGAACTCGCACTCGTCCCACGGCATCGGCTTGCGGCCAGGCGCTTTCGAGAAATGTTCTTTCTCAGACACGGTGGCGGGATTCGCTTTGGTGTCCGACTTTGGACTTGCGGGTTTGGACGTTCCCTGCAAGCAAGCACCAACCTCAGGAGATCCGGAGTTCAACGGGGGTGGCGACATTTGCGCCCCTTGCGGGGCCGCAGGGGGTGTCTGTTTCCCTGCGGGGGGAACGTTAGGGGGGGGCGTTGGGGGGCGTTCCTGCGGGGGCGGGGGCGGGGCAGGGGGTGTCGGGGGAACGTCGATCGGATCCCGCAACGGGGAAGGGGGGGGAACGGTGAGGGCGGGGCGTTCGAAGCCTTCCGGGATACGTTCGCGGGGGGGCGTCACGTCGATCAGATTCTCGTTCGCTTCCTCGAATGTTTCGATGCCCTGCACTTCCCCAGGATAGGCTGCACGAAGCGCCGCGGCCTCAGCACATTTGCCGAGCATGTGTTCCGGCATCTTTTGCCACGTCGGCGACTTCGGATCCATGAGGTGCTTCATCAGGACGACCGCTTGAATCAAATGATCGGTTCCACGTCGAGCAACCCAGGCCCTGGCCGCGACCGGCAGTTCGTCAGAAAGCCAGACGTCCTTCCAAACTCCATCCTTGCCGCACCACTCTTTCTTGACGCACCCGACGTACTCGCGGGACCGTTCGGCGATCGTTCGCAGGCCGGCCACGGCCGTGATGATTGCGGGCCGGTGACAGTTCCGTTTCGAGTCCCAGCGCTTGGTGAAAAAGATGTGACCTCGACGAGGGTCGAGAGCCATCGACTGGCACACGCTCAAGAAGTAGACGCGCTCTGCTGGGGTCACTGCGTCAGCCGCATTGGTGAGCCAGAAGATTTCGACCACCTCCTTTTTGAAGCCAAAGATAAGTCCGTTCGCATCTGGGAGCAGGGAATCAACCAAAGTCGAGACCTCGGTCGATGGGGTCACTTCGTTTGCCATGGGCGGAATCCTCCAGTGATTTGACGTTCGGGGTTCATGTACGGTTTTGGTTCATATTCCAGAACTGCGGGGAACTTCGGGAAGTCCTTGTCAGCGATCCGTTTCGAAAGCTCGTCCATCTCCATCCGCAGGAAATGCTTCCAGGCGATGAGGCCACAGTCACCCGAGATTGGAGCTCTCCATTCGACCGCCTCGAACGGCGCACGTTTCGACACCGCCAACCAGCGCCAATCGAAATGAGGCGACCCATCAATGAGTTCAGCCACGATGCAATAGTATGCGGCCTGCACCATGTAGTTGTGGTTATCGATCCCACTCGGGAAGTCGAGCACGTCGTCACATGACTTCAGATCAAGCATCAACGGACAGGCGGTCGATCTGACATCGGGTTTGATCTTGAGAGGCAGGTTTCCGTTGTACATTGCGAAACCGGGCACCTCGTAGACGTAGCCGAAATTGGCTTTGACCGAGGGATGCCAGAACGGTTGTGAATCGCAGGCGGCTCTCATTGCCTTGAACTGCTCAAGCTCTTCCTGGTCGAGCAAGAATCCACCGGGGGGAATGCTGGATTGGAATGCGGCCCACTTAGCCTTGTCCTCGGTCTTGCGACGATCGAGCTTGGGGGCGACTGTTGCGAGTTGATCGAACTTCTCAGGCTCCAGCAGAAGCATGTGGAAGATCTTGCCCGTCCGCAAAGCCTTCTTCTTTTCGTCGTCCTCCCTGTCCTCTTCGGTCTTGTTCAATTCCTGAATTGCTCGGATCGGGTGCTCAATCAAATGCTTCTTGAAGATGGACGACGACCATCTCTTCGTTCGATGATACTCCTCGTCCTCCATCGGTTTCCTATCGTCGGGCCACCATCCTATCGGAACGTCTAAATCAAACTGCCACATATAGCTCCTTTCATGTGTGCGCCATTCAACGATGGCGCGTGATATTTTCGCATTTTCGGGGGGAAACGTCAACACATATTAGGGGGGAATAGGTGGGCCGCCCGTGAAATAGGACGGCGTTAATTAGGCGACGGGAGCAGGCTTGAAATCATTCCAGAGGCCGACAGCGCCTTGAGCGACCATGAGCGCATGGGTGGCAACGCTTTTCCATTTGTCGCCAACCCCAGGAAGTTTCGCCAGGACGAGGTCTTTGATTTCCAGAAGCTCGTCTTCCTGCAAGTCTCCCAGCTCAGGAACAACCAACTGCACACCTTCAATGGCAGTAGGCATTTCCAGGAGTGCAGGCATTGCAAGAGGCAAGTCTTTGCCATCAATGACTCCGTCGTTGGTCTTCGCAGCGTAGAGAGCGCCCGCAATGGCCATGCCAAAAGAGATCAATTCCTTGGTGTCTTTAATTCCGAATTTACCTGTCATAACGGATTCCCCTTTCAATCGTTCAAGAGACACGAGATGGGCTTGGACCTTCCGAGCCATCCCGTAGATTGCGAATACCATCCGCAATCGTTCGACCAACCAAACTAAGACGCGAAATAAACGACGCCAGAACAGCAGAAGGCCAGACACAAAACAGATGACCGTCTCGACTGAATTACTGAGGGTTCGTTCCTCCAGCATTCTTTCTCTCCCTGAGGACCTGTTTGAGTCGCTGGTCCTCTGAGCGAATCACTGCGATGTGATCACCTGTCGCGTCCTGTTCTTTGAACGCCAAATCAATTCTCTGTTTCCACAACTCACGTTCAGCCTGCTTGGCAAAGAAAGCGCGAACCAGCATCAACAACACTTCAGCAAATAGAGCGTTCATATGTTCCTCACCATGGTGGCTGACTGTCCGTGACGACTTCCTCTTCAATCTTCTCATACCCACGAGTGACAAGCCTGTGGAATTTTGTGCTGCCGGCGGCGGTCGCCAGGAAGGCATATATGCACAAGTCTTTGGCTACCTTGTAGGTGAAGATTTGTTTTGACCCACCTTCCGATTCGAGCGGAGGACACCCTTTTCCAGGCTCCATAATGACAGGTTCGTCGAACGCAATCCTCTGAACGAGTCCGGCGCGAGACTGGCAGAACGAAACTCCAGCCGTGCTCTGAGCGAATCCTCCGTTGCACCAATGACGCGCTGCGAGCGTCTCGTTCGACGTAAACTCAGCCATCGCCACGAGTACGTTGCCCGTCTGTGTCGTGACAACGGCTTCCAATCCGCACTCGTCCCAATTCTCCAGAAACATCGCAGGGAGGTAGTCATAGACAAAATCCCTCGGCGGATTGTTGATTGCGACCTGGCGGTGACACGTCTGGATGAGAATCCGTTTGGCCTTCTCAGGCAGATAGAATGTGAACTTGTTCGACGTCTTCCTCTGCACGACACAGGTGCCCGTGCATTTCGCGCCATCAACCTGGAAGCGTAGGGACGCCCTCACGACCGCTCCCGGAACCTGTCCTGTCTGGCCCTGAGGCGTGCAGCAGGCAACGGAAATCCCACCTGCTATGAGAAGCAGGCAGGCATGACTGGATAGTCTGAAAGGAGACACTGTGTGACCTCTAAAACAAAGGCCCCTTGCCGCGAGGCATGAAGCCGAATTCCTACCCTGTAAGGTTGATGACACGTTGATCATCTCACCCAGACAGCACCAATGCAAGTCCTACGGCAGAGCCTTGACGGATGCACGAAGTTGATCCATCGACATGCCAAGCGCACCGGACACGTCGTTCTTGCGGCCCACTGGCTTCGCCACCTCGAAGTGAGAAAAGATCAGGTCACAGTCAAAAGTCGGAATGTTGTTCTTGAGCCACCCAAGTGTTTTGACCAAGGTGTCTTCTTGCTCACGAGTGAACTTGTGGTACCAACCGGCAACACTGTCCTCGTCGTTCTGGCTTTCGTATCGGCATTCCGAAGCGGGGAGACATCGCGATTCTTTCACCCACTGTACATCAAGATCACCCGTGGAAGGTGCGCCGTCCTTGATGGCAAACCAGGGAGCGAGAAGATCCCTTCCTGCGACCGGACGGAGTCGGCCCGCGCAAGCGATCTCAATACCAATCAAGTCATCGGTGACTGATCCCTTCAGCTTCGGATTGGCGCTGACACCCGCGTGATATCCCCACTCGTTGATGTTGTGCGCCTGATAGATTTTGCCATCCCTATCAATGTAGAGATACGCAAAGCCCTGTTGAATTCCCCAATCGATAATGCCCGTTCCGGGTTCGCCCGCCGTGAAGTGAACCACCGCGCCGCGCATTCCTTCCGGATACGCGCCGTGGGTTTTCATCTTGTTCTTATACTGGACTGCGAAGGGAATCTTGTTGGGAATGACGCCGCCCGGTGGAACTGACTCGGCTTCAAAGGGAGGGAACGATCGGCCGCTGTCAGGAAGACCACCGCCGAAGACTTCGTAGCCGTAGGATTGAATGCTCGCATAATCCTTGCACCGTGAGAGCTTGGCGCTGTCTGGCATGATCTCATAGGTGAGGCCCATTGGAATCCCACGAACGATTTGTGTCTTGTCGCTGTTCCATGGGTTGAATCCCAAGGCTTCGGCGAGCTTGATCGATATCTCGCCCAACAAGGTGTTCGGCCCTTTGTCGGCAAGGATGGCAAAGATGAATCCGCCGCGTGAGTTCGTGACCCGTGCAATGTCGCCGAGCTTCGGATCACCCGCGCCAACTCTGACAAAGTTCATCGGCAAAACAAAGTAGGGAATCTTTTCAGAGTCCACATAGTCAGTTCCACCTTTCCACCCGTTGTCTTTGCCGAGTGCCGTTTCCAATTGGCCGTTGCCTGGATCGATTTCAAGCGCCCTCGGTGAGCCGTCAGCGTCGATATCTCCATCGCTGACAATCCGCACGTAGCCGCCTTCGGAGAAATAGATTTCTGGCGGTTTGGAGTTGTCGCCGCCGTTGATGTAAGAGTGCGCCACCTTGCGCCAAGTGGTCTTTGGAACGATCGCAGGTGGGAGTTCATCGGGTTGGCCGAGACAAAAGGTCTTTGAGGTTTGCATCATTGACGTGAGGATGTTGGCCGCAAGTCGGCATTCCCGACCGTTGCCGACGTTGCATGTTGCGGACTTCAGCGGCCTGCCTGACTCGTGGATTTCAACGATAGCGCCATTCTCAAATAGCTTGACGTAACTCATTTTGGTTCCTTTAGATGTTGATTCCAGTTGATAGATTCTATCTCATATCGCGTTTGCAGAACAGACAGTGTTCGTTCGATTGCGCCGACGTGGGTCTGTATCTCTGTCAGTGACTCATGGACTTTGAAGCCAAGCGCAACGCCAATGCCACAAAGACCGCTGATCACGGGAACGAGAACAACGGAAACGATCTGACCTGCGGTGATGACTTCTTTGACCACGTTCCACCTCGTTAGAGTGTCGCCAATTCCTCGTCGCTTGGTTCGCCTTCAATGAGGATATCGAACTGCCCCACGATATAGCGAAGTCCAGGGGAAACCTTGAGCATTCTGTCCCTGATATATTGCCAGTTGTCTGTCTTAAGTGCGATCGGTTTATCACCATACTTTTCCAGACGGCGGATAAGTCTCATGCACTTCCGCACTTCGTCAATGCCTTTGTCTTTGTCGCTTTCGATGCCAGCCTTCAATGCCATGAAACAGAAATGAAGCATGGTCTTGGGTTCGCCAATTTCCTTTACATGAACGCGCCCATCACCTCGAATCAGATCATTTCCATTCGCGTCCTTGATGGGTTCAGTGTCGAAAATCTTTGTGCCATCGGGTGATACGGGAACGAACGACAAGTCAATTTCGTTCTTCTTCTTCTCGTCCTTCTTGTCTACTGGTGAGATACCTTCTTCTGGAATCATGCTGCTAGTCTCCTTTCAAGTGTTTCGATCCGGGAACGCAAGGCAATATTCTCTGACTCAAGATTCTTCAAATGACGATACAGTTCTTTTGTGGACCCGACAAGAAGAGGTATAAAGTTTGTGGGAGTGATGCCCCACATACAGTTCACCGTGCATCCAATATCCACCGCGTAGGGGAAAACCTTAAACACATCTTGCGCGATAAATCCTTGCCGTGGTGTCGCGTGTTCGTGGTCAGTCTTAAACAGATAGTACACTGGATCGATCTGGCAGACCGTAGCAAGGCAATCGACAAGTGGCTTGATGCTGTCCCTACGCTTCAAACGGATATCAGAATATCCCGTCCACCCTGCGGTATTCTGTGGCATGTATGCGCCCGCTGACTCGTCCGCATCCGAGATGTAAAGCCTATCATTTGTGGCATCATTGTACATGCGCCACTTCTGCCCGCCGTTTTCAAAGAAGTACAAGTTGGGTTGTGCGTCAGTCTTTGCGTTCAAAACGAGATACGCCGCTCCTCCGGACGAACCGCTATTATCGATCCAAGTGACACCGAATAGATAATTGGTAACACCGCCTACGGCCGGACCCATCCATACCGCGCCCGTCGCTGCCGTTATTTTGATCGCAGTTGCCGTTGGTACAGAATAGTTTGAACCGCCTATGTAGAGGGATGTTCCGTCATGCCTGAGAATCCCATAAAACGCATTGCCCGCTACGTTAGCCGCTATCATGGATATGTTGTATGGAATGATAATGTGATCACCGTTGAATCCACCCGTTGCCATCGTGCTTGGATTGCATCCCAAGGATATTGATTGAGTGCTAGATATTGTTGGCCCAATCTGCATACATCGATAGGATGACGAATAGCCGTAATAGGTACGATATGCCGCTACGATTGAACCGACCGTGATCGATCCTTCGGCATAAACAGCAAACAATTCCGTTGAGGTTACTAGTGAAGTTCCTGCCGCGAAGGTGTAATCTGTCGCGGTTGAATCTGTGAACTTATTGACCGTAAAGCAATATGACGATTCAGCGGAAGGCCCATAGATCGTGCAATATGTGATGCCGATATTCTGTTGCTTGGCTATCCATTGTGACCCATTATAGTATCCACCGGCGTACAGATATGAGTCTCGCCTGCCATTGCCAAGAAGGAATCCTCCCGAAGTGTTTCCCATGTTGCGATAGTTTACCGTTGAGAATGCGCCAACATCTCCCACGAAAAGAGAACCGTAGGCGATGTGAGTCAATGCGTCGTTGGATGTTGATATACCTAACTGGCATGAGCCAAGTTGATTTGTTCCGAACAAAATAGTGCTAGCATTATTCGCATAGATATTAAACCGCTTCGCAGTCGTTGCGCCCGTGTCTGTTCCCAACACAAAATCATTTGAGTCTCCTGCCTTTCCAGTTATTTTCACCGCAGGAGCGTCATTTGATTTCGTAACTATCAGCGAATATCCCGACGTACAATTTATTGAACAGGTTCCGTTAGCCGCTAGTTCCATCATCTTCGTTGTGTAGTTGTACCAAGCATACAATGGACGTGTTGCAATGGTTCCAACGTTCGGCACGAACGTCATGTATTGCGTAATGGGAACCGTGCCTGTATCTTCCGATGTGGATTTGATCAACGTGATTTGGTTTGCATATACCGTTCCGAGGTTAGTTGATTGACCTAATCGAGTGTACCAAATTGCAGTATTGCTATCGCTTGCCGTTGCGCTTTCTGTGGATAGATAAAGCCGTCTACCATAGAAATAATGTAACTGTTCGCTGTTAGGTGAATAGCCGAAAACCCATCCGCCTACGCTTGTGTAGTATCCGGCATCGGTATCAGCGGATGAAGCATTTGAACAAGAAAAGTAGGTGGTCTTGCCCACGGTATAGTTCACGATCTGAGCGTAGCCGGTTCCTTTTGGATATAGGCCGATTCTAGTTACGCTGTTTGTTCCGCCGGATATTATTGACAGGATTGTTGCAGCTTCCGTCGTAACATTTCCGATGGTGTATGTTGTGTTTATTGGAAACGTCCAACCGCCCGTCGTGTTGCTTATCAGGATGCTGTTTATATCGCCGCCGATGTACGTTCGGAAGTCATAAATCCGCGCCGACGTGCTTTCGTAGGATTCAAACCTGACACCCGTGTCCTCTGTCACGAAGGCGTTGAACGCGGTAGCACCGCCCGTTGCGCGAAGAGCAAGGCTTGTGAGTCCCGATGTGTAAGTGATGGTGAGTGGCTTGGCCATCGACACCGCGATATCAGTCCACCCGACAACCTGTGTTCCATCGGTGTGACACAAGGCACCGCCAGAACTACCCGCGTGGACCTTCATAATGTTCGACATCAGACCGATGCCACCCGCAACGGAAGCGGTTAGAATTCCAAGGACGACGCCTTTGTTCAAACTGACTAGCTCATTCCATGCTGCCATTCTAAGACCTCCCTTATGCCCAAGCCGTCGCCGCTGATATGTTCCCTCGGATTGCCAGGACACCGATGCCCACGGCACCGCCTGTTCGATTTTTTATGGTGATGACCGCCGAGTTCGCGCCCTTCGTGACGACGATCCCAACGCCCGCATCGGTGAACAAGGCAACGCCGTTCGGATCGGAGATAGCGTTGACCGTCGCTGCCTTGTAGTCGCACCCCACAAGAATGCCTTCCCCGGTGGAAAGGGTGAGAAGGAACTCAATTGCATTTGTGCTTGCGAACGTAAAAGTCGCCGACTGTAAATTGCTGACCGAGGGGAAAGCATCGGCCGCGTAGTTGTCGCGCACCGCGCTTGTGTTGTCTTGTCTGTTCTGGACTTTGGCGTTGATGTTGATCCACCGTGGCGAGGCATTGCCAAAGTCAGTTAAGAACGCCGCGCTTGACGTGTGGGAAACAATACACTCCCACAACATGTTGGCATAAAGCACCACTTGCCCGATAGCGTAAGCCTCGTTTGTCTGCCAAGCCAACGCGCCAGAAATCGAAAGATTGGTAATAGCACTTCCACTTGATACAGCTAGCCTTGCATTCTTCGTTCCGTAAATGTTCTCAAAGGATTCAATGCGACATGCGCCCGTGCCAGTCCATCCGTTGTTGTGGCCGCGCAAAGTGAACTTTGCAATCGGCAAAACCTCTGGGGCGACTAGCCAAGTCTTGTCAAGTGAGTCCCACGTTTCCGCCTGTGCTGCCACCAACGAAGTGAATTCATTTTGCCCTGGAATAAATAAATGCTGAAAGGAAGCATCAAGCGCCAATTGGACAGCAACAAAGATATTGATCCATCTTGGCGCTGCAATCGTTGGCGTTGTCATCTCTGTGAGTGACCACGTTCCCGACGTGTTCTTGTTGTATTTTGGATATGTGGCATAGGGAAAACAGAAGTTATTCCCGACACTCCATGTCATCAAGGCTGGCGAGCCTTCCGCATAGACATGGGTGTGATTCGCGCCAGTTCCATTTCCATCAGAGAACGCCGCTAGACTATCGCGTAAGTCTTCATCAATCGGTATTCCAGAAGAGATCGCGAACGTGTTCTCGGCATCGGTCGGGTTGTCGCTGTTCGGTGCCGTTGTGCTGTCAACCGTGTAGCCAGTGAACACAAATCCCGTCCCACGATAGGTGCCTTCCGCCTCGTGCATTTGAAGGTGTGCTTGCCAAGGCATCAAGCCGTGAGTCTCTCGCACCGCGTAGCTTGTGGGACTGCACGCCGCGTTCGCCCGAACATAAAGCACTTGCGCTTCCGACGAAAAATCAAACACGGTTTGGGAAACACTGAGACTTCCAGCCGCGCTCACATCATAAACAAAGAAATGATCTCCGTCCGACGCCGTTGCTTGCGCCGTGTCTGATGTTCTTGTGTATCGCGTTCCTGCCAGCCACAAAAGAAAAGGATTACCATCGCCGACTGTGCATATTCTTGTGTCCGCATCATAAGCAAGTGGAACAATGGTGTCATAGAATCCTGTCAATTCGTTTGAGTCAACATTGGCAGATGTGAGCATGTTGATTTGTAATTGGATGTTGGAACTGGCACCATCCAGATATCCAAGTTCCGTTGCTGTCACGTCCGATGCTTCAATTCCGCCACCGCTTCCAGATTTCAAAGCACGGTTGGCTGTGAGGCGTTCCAAGGCATCGAGGTCAATCTGAGAGTCGTTGTCGAACTTCCAAGAGAGAATCGTGAGGTCGAAGGTCTCCTCAACGCTCGAAAGACTCTCGATGGTGATGGTATCCGTGTTGACATAATAGGCTGAGAACTTGGCCGCAGCCTCGGCCTTTGTCAACTGACTTCCGTCCTGGTGGTAATAGAGCATGAGTTTCGTAAGATGCAAACCGAAATTGTGATCAAAGGACAGAAGCGCGCCGACGGCAACGGTCTGCTGGGAAAACCACCTGGTGCCGATGTTGTCTGAAAGATGCTCCCAGGCAGACGTCAGTGTGTTGAACAACGCCAAGCCGTAGTCGTCGTCCACGTCGTAGTGATAGTCGGGAGTTTCCAGTTTGAGACGTCCGGTCGGTGTCGTTGTCTTTGTCATCGCAATGTCCTTATGATGGAGCTTCGTATGTGTAGGCGAAACGGAGACCAAGCATTCTTCTGCCGAGGAGATGACGTCCCTGCGCACCCAGGACCATGCGAACCTTGAGATGAGCGGCATCCCCGTAAAACTCGTTCCCTGACTCGCCAATGATTCCATCCGTCGCAACCGGTGGAACGGTCTCGGGTTGCGGATTCGTGCGCCTCATGCTCACCGCAGGCACTGTTCGGGCATTGGTCTTTTTGTCCATAAATCCGTCGTATGGAATGATGGGCGACGCGAACGGAACAACGGCGTCCGGGTCTTCCTCGATCTGAAACCCAACGTCGTCCTCACCGTCCGCGATGATTTCCGCATGGTCGGAACGAGGGGAATAGTCACCGCCGTATGGGTGCAAGAACGTAGGCTCTACCCAATAAACCACGTCTCGAATTAGGTATTGATATGTGTGGTACACCCACAGGTCAATCTCCGCGCTCGTTTGGCCATCCTGGATTTGTCCGAAGTTGAGTCCATACGCGAACAGGCCCGTGTAAAGGCGTTGGCGATATCTGATCGTCTCGTCTGAATTGAGACGCACCCACAAGTGACCCATCAGGATATCCCCGCGCTTGATGTGGAAAGGAGCAAGGCAACGTTCGCAGGTTCGTAGGCCGTCCACGCGTAATTGGCTAGACCCAAGCAACGAATCTCAATGAAGGCTGACTGAGGGTCAATCGACACGCTTCTGACCTGCATGGGAGCATTGTCAAACACATGGAACCCTGGCGAGAATGTCACTGAGATGAACTCTCCAGGCTCGATGTCGATATGTTTGTAGCTGACCTTCATGTCTACAAACTCAAGCCCTGCACCAAGGAGCCTCAACCACTCGTCGATATGCTCCTGAACAATAGTCAGGTCTGAATGGTTGGGCATATCGATCAATTTGCCTACGCTAATGAAGGCACGGTTGAGGGACTGATAGTTCGTGCGCACTGGAGTTGAGTCAATAGTCTGTCGATAGAACGGCAGGAAGTTGTATTTACCTTGGGCATAATTCATGTGCTCCTTGCGGAGAGTCTCTAGTTGAACCGAGTCTTCATCGATGTCGAGATTCTCGACTTGGCGAATAACAGCAACCGTTGGAAGAACTTCTGTCTTGAGAGACGTCAGCTTGAACGTCACGTCCTTGGTTAGGAACATGTCAAGACGGTGTTGCTTGAGAAAACTCAGAGCTATTTCAATGAGTGGCTTAGCCTCTGACTCGAAATATCCCCACCGGAATCTTTGCGCGGCAGTCGTGTATTCAGACCATGAGAACCCATCGAAGGCTGCATCGTCAAGATTGGCAAAGGTCTTCATGAGAATCTTTGCAGCAGACACTGGATCGTCATAGGTGCAGACGTCTGCATCATCTGCTGGGTAGGTCAGGAACAGAAACTTGTCACCCGACTTCCACTCATATTGAACTTCAGCAAGAGCACTCTGCCATGACGTATCGAACACATAATACTTGAGAACACCCGTTGTATCTGGACCTGTCCAGAAGTCGTACATGTCGTTGCCAATGGAAATGAGCCTGTCATCCTGGACGACAAAATTGTGTGGCCGTAGCTTGGCCGTTCCTTCGCCGTCCGTGACAAGGTGCATGTGGTGTGTCGATGCAACGGCATTACAAACAGCAACGACGTGCAGGGTTCCCGAAAACGACACCCCATTCTCGCCCACAGCCCCCTGGCCGTCGAAATTGTACGTTCCCAGGTAAACACCCTCGAAGCCTTCAACGACGCTTACCTGTCGCACGTTGTTTGTGTTGCCGTTGCTGGAATCAGGGAACGTCGTGTCTGCGTTCCTGTCTACGCTCCAGTCGCCAATCATGTAGGGCCAGGTCTTCTTCTCTGTCAGCTTGATGTCAACGGCTGGAATGCCAACGTCCGTTAGGATTATTTCGGGTGTGAGTTTCGTTCCAACGTAGATGGACAACACGTCTCGCGCTCGCACGGTGAGGGTCTTTACGTTCCTGGTGACGGCACCCTCTTGATGCACCTGTCCCCAAAAGACACGGATGTAGCCAGTGGAAAGAACATCGCCAACACCATAGTAAACTTTGACGATGCTACCCACAAAGGACGTGTACTTGGTTCCACCTACGAGATAATCGTTGTAGAATCCGTCTGAGTTATCTAGGGTCAGCGTAACTTCTGACGCTTCAATCGACGGCTCCAACAAATCGGACAACTGGTTCTTGATTTCCGGAATCTTCAATCTGGACTCGTAGTAGACGCCGTCTATGTAAAGAGGTTTATCAGCAAAGTATAGGGTGTCATTTGAATTTGAAAGCTCTATGGTGACGATGAAGTTGATTTTGGTCTCTGTGCCGAGAAAGGATTCCTTTCGCAGAGTAAAATCCATGGTGGTTGCATTTCGCCAAGAATCCACACGTCGGTCATTGGCTACTGGAATCCTTGTCATGGTTATCTCCCCTCGTCCCAGGAGGCCGCGATGGTTGCATAGAGGTTTGAAGCATCGACGTATCGAGACTTCTCAGATGGAATCTCCGTGAGCTTCGAGAAGACTGAGAATCGATACGGCTCAGTCGGATCGATTATGACAAGCATCTTGAGAGTGTCCCTACAGTATTTGACCATGCGGTTCCATTCGCCATAGTTCGCCTGCGAGACGACGTTGAGGTCCTGGAAGGTCAGGCGCAGATGTTTTTTGAGAGCGCGATTGTTGCTGGCAGAGGTGAAGCCATTGAGGTTGACTTCGTTCTTGAAGTTCTTGAAACCGAACTCAATGTCTTTTGTGCAGTTCTCGCTGTCGAACACGAACGCCTCACCGCCAATCAGTCGACCAATTTCGACAAATCCATCCGTGTTGGACGGGTCTTCGATGACTAATCTCCAGTGACGATAGGCAGTGAATGGGGGCGCGCCTGGATTGCACCAAATGACGTTGTCCTCAGTTTCGTCCGTGGGCATGGCGATGGTCGCTATCGGAATTCCTGACACTCCCCAATCAGCGGGAGCATCGTCTGAACCCGTCCCGTAGGCCAGGAGCGTGAGAACAGCCGTGGGTGAGAAGTTCGTGTTGATGAGCGCGAACGTGTCGATGGCGATCGTGTTTCCAGCTCCGGCGTCCCACTGGACCCACTCGGAGGCGCACCCCGTGGACCGCCAAGTCTTTTCCACGATGTCACTTTTGATGTTGACGATTTCGTGATCGTTGCTTGCCTCGCTGGATTTGTCGAAGTTGGCGTACTCGATTCCGTCGCTGCCGAACTCCCACAGGATTCTCATCTGAGTCATATTGTACATTGAAACTCTCCACATTAAATTGATGCCAGGAACCTCGTGAACAAAAGGCCAACGGCTCTCTGCCCACTGGAGGCCAGAGTAGCCTGGGTTGTCTTCTTTCCATCGGAGCACTGGATCGGTCATGTGCCGTACACTCCACGTCCGTTGACAAACCGCCTGCCGTTCGTCGTGTTCCTGTCGATGGCGTCGATGACAGCGGGAACGAGGTATCGGCGAATCGCGTTTTCGGACACGTCAGCGTTAGGGGCGATGTGAATGTTGATCGTTGTTCCCCCGAGCTGGCCTGCTTGCATAGCGGCTGTCTGAGACTGTGTGAGGACGTGTTCTCCGGGAGTCAACATAGCTGGGACGGAGTCCGTAAAACCGAACCCAGGAACCGGTCCGCCACCTGCAAAGTGGAGGGGTTGAATCGTTCCGCCGTTGTGCCAGGAGCTCACCCACCGAACGGCTTCT